CGACCTGGATCGACGCGCTCTTGAGGTCCACCTCGCCGCCGCCCGCAGCGGCCAACGCTGTGGCCATGTCCAGCACGGCCTCGGTCGCCTGATCGAAGACGCCGCCCTTGATCTGCGTGAATGTGAGCAGGAGGCCCTGCACGCCCTTCGTCGCCTCGTCGCCGAACGTGGTGGTGTTCTGGAGCGCCTTGGCCATCGCGTCGAGCTGGCCGACTGTCTTTCCGGCTGCGCCGCCCGTGGAGCGGATGACCGCTCCGAGCTGACCCATCTGCCGCTGTGACTGGACGCTGTTCGTGACGATGCTGCGACCGATCGCGGCCAGACCGATGATCGGCGCGAGGCGCGCGATCAGGCGCCCCAGGCCCTTGATGCCGCCGCTGATGCCCTTCAGGGCACCGTCGATCTGCTTGGTGTCGCCCTCGAAGCGGACGGACGCTACGCCGAGTCGGGTCGCCATCGTCTACCTCCTGGCCGTGGCCAAGGCGTTCTTCAGCGCCCGCCCGATCTCCAACCGCCAGCTCTTGTTCAGCGAGCCCCAGACCGTCGTCTTGAAGCGCAGCAAGGGCTTGATCTTCGCTCGCGGGACCAGCGAGTAGAGGTACCGGATGCGGGTTCCGCGCCCAGAGCCAAGCCGCTGAAAAATCGCCCGCTTCCCCGCGCGGGTGCGGCCGATGAACGCCTTGCCCGAGCCGAGAATAGCGCGCGGCCGCACGGAAGACGTCACGCCCTTGGACGTGCGTCGTACCTGCCGGCCGGGTACCGCAATGCTCCGGCCGTCCCTCGGTCGCTTCGTGCCGCCTTCCTCGAACTTGGTCAGGATGTCCGCGCGGGCTGCACCCCCCGGAGGGTCGATCTGAATGACACCGAAGAGCGACGTCTTCTTGGCGAACGGCTTGATCTTCACCGCTGCGTCCATGAACCGGGTATTTCTCGCGTGGAACGCGCTCCGCTGGTGGGCGCGCTGTGCGATCTGGGCCTTCTTCAGGCACTCGTTGATCGCCACGGACGCGGCGAAAGGGAGCTGACGACGCACGGTCGCCAGCGCACCCTCCGCACTCCTGCTGTCCATTCGCACCTTCAGCATCAGGCCTCCACGGTTACCACGCGGCCACCCATCGCGAGCACGAGCGACCGGAAAAGCTCACCCGTTTCCTCTGACGTCATCTCCGGCTCATCTTCTTGGAGCGAGCCGAAGAAGTCTTCCGGACCCACCACCTCGTCGGTCGGGCCGCGCCACGCGTTCCGCATGACCGCCGCGACCACACCCGCCCTTCGGTCCTTGGCCCGCTCGGCGTCCAGGTGTACCTCCACCAGGGCGCCGAACTCCGACCACTCCAGAAACCAGGCCTTGTCCGGGTCAATCCCGAAGAGACACACGGCCTCAGCCCACAACTTCTCCGGCGCTACTTCTTGCGCGGGGCCCGCGCCTTTCTTCCGCCCCGCGCCTGCTGAGGGGGGGCGACCCCCTCCCACGCCTGACTGATGGCCGTGGCGATGCTGTCGATGTCGTCGATGTCCACCAGCGCGGCCAACTCGTCCAGGGAGAGGGCGGACACCGCGGGCTCGTGGGCGAGCATGGCCCAGAGCGTGACGGCGATCGCCTCGCCCTCGTCCACCTCGCCCTTCTCGACCCGCTGGCCCCACTCTCCGGCGGGCAGTCCGGTGGCCTCCTTGATGCGGCGAAGCGTGGCCAGCGTGCGCCGCAGCTCCACCGCGTGCTCGCCGATCTTGATCTTCGCTCGACCGGCCATGGCTTACGCCACCGCTTCGTAGGTCGGCACGCCGTCCACCTTGATTTCGCCGGTGATACGGAGCTTCCCGGATCCGGACTCGGAGTTGGCGTCGCCGCCCTGGGCCGTGATGAACCCCGAGAACGCCACCCGCCACACCCCGTCGGGCGACACGATCTGCCAGTTGCGGACGGTGCCCGCCTGGAAGAGCGAGATGACGCCCGTCCCCGCCGAGTAGCCATGCGTCGCGGCCGTCGGGTCGAGATGGCCCGCGAACAGGACACTCCCTCCGTCCATGAGCGCGGCCGGCAGGAACGCCATCGCGTCTTCGGTGTCGTGGTCGCTCATGTCCACCGCGGCGCGGCTGCCGGACGGCAGGCCGACGGTGTCGAGGTAGGCCACCGTTGCGAACGTCTCGGACGACGCGCCGTCGCCCACCTTCAGGGTGGTGCCGTGTGCAAGCTTCCTGGCCATGGTCGTGCTCCTCCCTCTCGGGCGTTACAGGTTGTCGGGGTCGAACGCCCCGGGGTGCTTCTTCCTCACGTGCTCGTAGATTTCGCCCGCGTCGAAGAAGTCGCGGTGACAGACCCGGCAGATGTACAGGTCGTGGTCGTGCCACTTCCGGCGCTCCCACGGGACGGCACGCGGGGCTCGCGCGGGCGCGGGTGCTTCCGGTGCCGGGGCACGGGCGAGGCCCGGACTCGCATCTGCGACGTGGGCCTGGCCGATGACCTCTTCGAGCGCGTCCTTGACCGTCTTCCGGTTGCTTCCCGCGACCTCTTCGGCATGAAGTAGCCTCGCGTCGTCTGCGGTGAGTTGGGCGGCGCCGATGCGCGCCACCACGTCCCGCGCCTTGCCCTTCAGGATGTTGCTCATGGTGCCTCCGGTGCGGCCGTCGGATCGTCCTCGGACGTGAAGTAGGTCACGTCAAAGCCGACGCCCTGGGCGTGGTACGTCATATCCGCTTCACCAGCCGCGAAGCCGATTTCGACCTCGACGATGTCTTCGCAGAGCCCGTCGAGCGTGCGGTCGAGCGCGACCTGTTCGATGACCCAGACGTAAATCTCGTCCGTCTCGTCGTACAGGCTGTCCACGTCGGCGCCTGCGGTGCGGATCTCGGCGCGCACGCGCATGATGCGCTCGACGCCCGGCGAGTGGTCGAGCCGCACCACCCGCTCGGCTGCGTCGCTTCCGGGATCCATGCTCACGGCGAGCGCGGGCAGCTCGTCGCTCTGGATCGGGCGGGCGGGACTCCGGTGGACCGTGAGGCCGTCCGGCTTGCTGCCCTCGTCCCATAGTTCCACGAGCGCGCGCAGGATCTGCTCACGCTTCGAGCGGTCAGGCATTGCCAGCCTCCACGATGGTGTCTCGGTAGCTCATCAGCGCATCTCCGCGTCCTTCACAATCAGCTTCAGCCCACTCGCCCTCAACGCCTTCTCCCACGTCCAGCCGTCCGCTTCCCGGTACAGCGCGTAGATCACACTGCCGTCCCGCGATGCCAAGACCCCGGTACGCATTGCGGCGGTGCTTGCCGTGTTGGCCCCGTAATGCGTAGCTGGCTCCACGCCCGTTGCTGAGAGGCGAACGTTGGAGAATGTCCTGTCTCCTCCCGTGTCAGGGTCCCATGCCTTCGCGTCCCGAGAAGCCTCCGTCGCCTTCGCGATTGCGATGATGATAAAGTGTCGGTGCGCGTAGGCTGTCCGAGTCGCCATCAGAGCCCCCAACGCGTCTGTAAGTACGCTACCAGACTCGCGAGATCACCCGACGACACTTGGGACCCATAGGCAATAAGCTCTGCGATGTCACCTTTGTGGAAAATATCAGGCCCATCACTGCGCTCCCTGGCAAACAGTGTCACATTATCTATGCCCGCCTCGTCCCCGAACCAGTATCCGTCATTTGCTCCAAGAACTACGCTATACGGTGTGTCTTCTGTTGTCCCATCCAGCATGAAGCGATAGGCCGCACCCGTGCTCTCGAAAACACCGAGGTAGGCCGTATTAGCGACCAGTACCGTGTTCGCCTGAACCGTATTGGGGCCTACGTATGTGCGAATCTTTGTCGTCCTCACGCCAACGCCACTATTGAGGCCCGTGGCCTCGTCACCTTGTCCGACCAAGGTGGTAGAAGCGAACCCAGCGGTAAGCCGAAACACAGAAAGGATTGTGCCGGTAGAACCCGTCAGGACTTGCGTTGCTTTCTTGAGGTAGTCGTCAACGCCGTCTCCTCTCACCACAGGCAACCCATTGATTCCGTTCGCGCCCGTCTTGAGCGTAGGCTTTTTCGAGGTGGTTGCCTGCACGAGGGCATGGGCGGAAGCACTCTGATCCACCCAGCCACCGACCACATCTCCGTCAGCCGCAGCAGGTGTAGTCAGTGCAGAGTCCTGCCAAGTGCCCGCATCGGCTTTGAACCACAATGCGAGGCCGGGAACACTGAGCGGCGAGAACCCACGCCGACGCAACCGAACCATCACGAGAGGGCTCATGGGGCGAGCCCAAGCAGCGTAATCGCGACGTCGGCAATCGTCGCATCCGCGACAGCGGGAGCGACGAGGGACAGCACGTCACCCGCCACGAGTGCCACCGCCCCGCCCGTCGTCACAAGCGTGCCCGCGGTCCCAGCAGCGGCGAACGTCACGGTGCCCACCGGAGCGCCGTTTACGTTGACGGTGAAGATCGTCTCTGCCGTGGCCGCCGTCGCAGCCGTCGCGAGAGATCCGGCGAAATCGTCGGCGATCGTCACGGCACGTACCGCGACGAAGCTGCCCACGATTTCGTCATCAATCGGGCTGCCCGCCACGAAGAACGCCAGGTCGTAGACGTTGACCGCGGGCGCGTCAGGAATCTGCGCCCAGCCGATGGAGAGCGCGGCCTGGTGGGCGGTGACAGCGTCCTCGGCTACCGTCGTCAGGTTCGCGGTCCCCGCCCACGTCGAGAGCGCCGTGTTCTCGACGGCGGAGAGCTCGACCTGCGCTTTCGTGACGGCGTGTGGGTTGGCGACGTCGGCGAGGTGCGCGTCGAGTTCGGGTTGGGTGGCGAGGTCAGCCCACCCCGCAGTGGTCGGGCCGGTGGCAATGAGCCCTTGACCAGCGGTCGGTGCGGCCGCCGAGACCGCCACCCCACGGATGCGCGTGACGTTCGTGCCGCGGGCCACGTAGACTTGGGCGCCGCTACTGACGACAAAGACCTTGGGCATGGGTTAACTCCCCACTTCGGGCCGCACACTCGCCCTCTTGTTGTAGATCAGCGTGCCCTCGGTCAGCCGATATACCCTGAGTTCATCGCCTGCCGGGAAGATCACCAGCTCCACCACGCCCGGCGAACCGTCAGCGGGGAACGCGAGCCCGACCGTGAACAGGGCGGGCAGCGAGTAGGCAATGGCGCCGGTCTCCGGCGTGACCTCTGTGGTCCCGTCCAGCTCGTCCACATCCGGCCCGAGTTGGGCCAGCACGGTCCCGCCGATCTCATCTCGGATCGTGATGTAAGCGAGCGTCCCGGCCTCGAACGGCTCGGGGTCGCCCGTCTCGTCCACCGCTTCGTCCACGAGGTGCAGGAGGGTGTCCTCCCATAGAGTGCCCTCTTCCATCACCATGTCCAGCACGCCGGCGGTCCCATTGAGCAGCGGCACGGATCAGCCTCCCCGGTGCTTGCGGTTGCGAGGATCGCGCGAGCCGAGGACGATGGCCGTGTAGGCCGCGCCCTCTTCCTCGGTGTCGTAGAAGTCGTTGACCTGGAGCGCCTCGCCGTCGACCGTGATCGACGCGTGCCGCTTGAGCACGGGCAGGAGGTCGCGTGCGACATGCACCACGTCCTCGGTGCCTGCCACCCGGGGCTCGTCGGCGGCGTAGAACGCGGCCGACTCCCGGTGCCCGTAGGTGGTCACGCCACCGTAGGCCACCGTCACCCCGCCGGTGTCGCGGAACATCGTCTCGATTTCGGCCGCGGTCTGCATGCCTCAGCCCCCGTGCTCCCGGGCCAGGACGCGCGCGCGCTTCTCGCCGTTCCGCTTGCCGACGACGACACCTCCCACCACGACCTCGTACCAGCGTGAGCCGCCGACCTGGCGGATCTCGACGCGGGGCGCGGCCACCACCTCGGGCTCTTTCACGATCTCGCCTTCGTCCGTCACCTGGACGGCCGTCACTTCAGGTATCGACTCGGCTACCACCTCGGGCGCCGGTGCGAACCGCGCGCGGTTGTTCGCCACGAGCTGGCGCGCCTGCCTGCCCACAAACGTGGCGAACTCGCCCACGGCGTAGGACCGGCCACCGAAGCGGAAACCGGTGAGCACTTCGATCCGGCGGGTCGCGTTGTCCGTCTCTGCGCCCCGTAGTGTCATCTCCTTCATGCCGCAACCTCCTGTTTTGCCGCGATCCGACGGAACGCGAACGTGTCGATGGATTCTCTCCCGAGCCGCGTCTCACGGCTGTCGTGCTCGATGCACTCGAAGCCCTGGATGCCCATCCACTGGATCAGTCCGTCCGCGCTCCAGTACCAGCGGTGTTCGTCGGGCCGGAAGTGCTTCGAGGCGAAAACGTCATCGGCCGACGCGAACACCGGCAGCGAGGTGAAGACGAAGCCGGTCACGTTGGCGAGCATGACCGCTGGGTCCTCGATGTGCTCCAGCACGTCCCAAAGCGTGACGGCGTGGACCGGTTGCTCCCACGGCGAGCGCCAGAGCCATCGGTCGTGCAGCCAGACGACCGCGACTGGATTCACGTCGCAGCCGTAGGCCGTGCCGCCGGCCGCGTGGATCCCCTCGATAAAGGCGCCCGATCCGATCCCCACGTCCACAACGGGCCCGAGCGTCCAGCCGCGCACCAGATCCACGCGGGCGACTGTAATCGCCTCGCCGAGTGGGGTCTGGGCGTAACCGACGTACTTGTCCCAGTACGCCCGGGCGTCGCCGTTCCGGTACGGCTCGTCCGCCGCTCGCACCGGGTAATGGCCCATGCCGAGCGCGGGTTGCCAGACGAGGCCGTGCGCGAGGCCCGCGTCGAAGGTCGGGTCGCCGGTCACAGAACGCCTCCGTCGCGGTAGTCGATGGGGTCGCGCCATGTGGCGCCGTAGCGGTGCGCTGTCACCCACTCGGGATCGGCGGGCACCCAGACGCCCACACCCTCCCAGGTGGCACGCGACAGCGGGAGCAGCTTCGCGATCGGGAAGGAGCGACCCTTCGCCACGTCGCACGACGCGTAGTGCCTGCGGTCCAGCATGCCCGCGCCCGCCTGGTACCACGGGAAAAGATCGACGCCGTTCGGGTTGCCGGGCGCGCGGGTCACATGGAACCAGTCGCTAGACTCGAAACGACGCGGGCCCGGAGGATGGTAGCAGGCGTCAAGGCCCACGCCCTTGAGTGCAGGCGCCAAGGCGGCAGCGGCCTCCAGGTCTCCACCCCAGACACCGAGATCAATGTCGGAGTCGTGAGCGATGAAGCCGCCCTCGCGCACGTAGCCGAGCAGCGACCCGTAGTCGAGCCACCAGCGCACGCCGGCAGCGTCCAGGACGGGGGCCAGGATGGCGAGTGTCTCGACGCACTCCTGAGGGCTGCGCACGGCGTCGGGCAGGACCGTCATGGCCGCGCCTCCCGGAGCTTCGTGCTGCTGATGTTTGGGGTATAGGGGAGCAATACCCACTCGACGCCGAGCCGCTCAATCGTCTCGTGCCCCTCAATGAGACGATCCCAGTCGTCCCCGTGGATGAGCATGTCGGGGACAAATCGTTCCAGCACATCGGTTGGGTCGGTTGTGGTCTGCGGGACCACTACATCAACGAACCCGAGCCTGGCGACGGCCCGCATGCGGATCTCGCTATTCTGGGCCGGCCAAACGTCCTTGTAAGCCTTCGCGCCGACGTCGGAAAGAACACCCACAACCAGCACGTCGCAGAGCGCGCGTGCCCTCCATAGCAGCAAGAGATGGCCACGGTGCAGGAAGTCCCAGCACCCGGGCACGTAGGCGATTCGAGGAGTTGCCGAAGTCGTCACGGCGTCACCGTCCAGATCCGGGTGCCGGACGGCTTCGTCCAGCCGGGCACGAGATCGTCCACGGCGCGGCGCACGTCCTTCCAGTGCAGGTCATGGCCGGAGAGCAGCCCGCCGGGCGCTAGGAGGCGGCGATATGCCTCGATGTCCCGGCGCACGCTCTCGTAGCGGTGGTCACCGTCGATGAAGATCCAGTCGAACGTGGCGCCGTGCGCGGCGAGTAGGTGGTCGGCAGCAGCGAGGGAGTCCATGAACACCGGCACGACGCGGCCCGTTTCGATGTACGGTGCGAGGTTGGCGCAGAACTCGGCGCAGACCTTGGTCGGGCCGTTCTCGGCCTCAGCCTCAGCGTAAAGCACGTCCTGTTGCACGGGATCCATGGGCACGCCGCCGAAATGGTCCACGGCCCAGATGCGGCCCGGCGAGTGCTCGGCGAGGACGAGCGTCGTGCGCCCCTTCCAGACACCGACCTCGATGATGCGCTGATGGCGCTCGGCCGTCTGGGCATGCCAAAGCAGCTCAGCTTCCGTCATCCACCCATCGGGCAGCGTGGCCAGGTCGACGCTCGGCGTGCTCACGCGACGGCCCTCCGACGGCGCGGCGGCGCAACCCGAGCGCGCGCGGCGGTGAACTTCGCGCCGAAGTCCGTGATCGTTTTGTCGCAGTCGTGGAGCATGTCGGCGCAGGCGCAGAAGTGGTCGGGCTCCACCCACGTGGTGCGCGACAGGTCCATGCGGGGGTCCGTGACCTTGTCCGGCCCGTTGTGGCCGGCCTGGCCACCGCCAATCACCACGAGCGGGACGCCGGCGGCGATTGAGGCGGGGATGATCCAGCCGGAGCCACCGACCACGACGGCCGCGTGCTGCACGAGCGCCATGAGGTCGCGGATCCCAAGCTCGCCGGCGTGGTACGCGACGTCCGCCTCCGGGGCGGGATCGAGCATCCATTCCTCGCCGGGCTTCAGGTCGGCGACCGATACGACGTGATAGCCCTCGGCACGAAGGATGCGCGCAGCCTCGGCTACGTACTCGGGCAAGGGGTTCCGGGCACGGTTCAGCCACTCCCGGCGCTCGGTCACGGGGCGAATCAGCGCGATCGGCTTCCGTGTCTTCACAGGGCAGGGGCCGAAGTCGGGCAGGTCGAACACGAACGGATCGGCGCACACGGGGGCCTGCGCTTCCATTGTGGCGAAGAGCGCGCCCTTCTCCAGGTTCTGCCAGTCGTAGGTGAGCTGGTACTTCGTGACGCCCACGGGCGTGCGGTATCGGTCCGCGGGCTGCGCGCTCATGTTCTTCCGCTGCGTCCGGAGATCCGTCCGGGGCTTGGCGAAAAGGACGGGCAGGTCCTCGAACAGTTCGGGCCAAGGGGTCTCAACCCACACGGGTCCGGCCGCGGCCGCGGCGCGCACGAGCGGGCGGAGATAGATCGAGTCGCCGAGCCCGGAGCGCCCGTGCAGGTAGGGATCGAGGCGCGGGGTGTGCGTCGGCTGGCCGCGGTAGGGCTTCCGCCAGCCAGTGCCGTAGCGGTGATCCAGGAGCCGCTCGGGATGCGCCGGCGCGGGGAGCGTCATACCCTCCCACGCCACCGTCCCGAGAGGGAGCAGGTGAGCCTCCGGGATCGCCCGGCCCTTGAATTGGTCGCACGCCACGTATTCGCGGCGGTCGAACCCGCCGGGGATCCGGTGCCAGAAGAACAGATCCACCGGAGTCTGGTTGCGGTCCGACAGGTAGATCTTTACGCGGTCCCCGCCGCCGTAGAGCCTGCGGGTCGAGGGTATGTAGACGAAGTGGTAGCCGGCAGCCTTGGCGCGGCCGGCGAGCAGCAGCATGGCCTCCTTGCCGCCGTCCTCGTCCAGGACACAGAGGTCCGCGTCCGCGTCCCACGGGATCAGGCCACCGTGGCGCACGGCGCCGAGCAGTGTGCCATAGTCGGCCCACCATGTGACGCCCACCTCATTGAGCAGCCCGGAGACGTAGCGGACCAACTCGACGACATGCGAGCGGCAGCATGCGGGCGTATCCTCCTGCGGGTTCAGGGCCGTCACGCACCGCCTCGTGTCGCGGGTGCAGTTGCCGGGCGCCGGGACGACCATGACCCGGTTGGCGTTCATGAGCTGCACGGACTCGGCGTCGGATACCTCGATCACCCGGCCGGGCGCAACTGGCCGGCCGTGATGTCGAAATCCCTGGAGCGCCTGTACCGTCGGCATTTCCCGTCGAATCCCGTGAAAGGGTTGAAGGTTGAGTGGCTCCGCCGGGTTACGGTGGGGGTGGGGCATTGAAGCACCCCACCCCACCCCGCACCGCGGGCCCGGAGGCGTCCGGGGTTACGACCCGACGTAGGCCGTGGTGAGCGCGTCCTGGATCGCGGAGAAGCTCTCCGGGTGGCGGACGGCCACCCCGACGATCTGGTGCGACGTCACCTCGATCAGGCCCTGCTTCTTTTTCGAGTAGGGGTCCACGACCAGCTCGTAGGCGCCCCAGTACCCGAGGTACAACTGGCTCCACACGCCGAACAGGATGGCGTGGCACGTGGTCGAGCCGCCCTTGGTGAGCGTCTTCGGTACCACGTTGGAGACCTCGGCGCGGTAGCCGTTCATCTCACCGCCGTCCCAGATCGGGGTGCCGGTGTTCGTGAACTTCGGCGTGCCCTTCAGCACGCCGCGCATCCCCGCGGTCGTGAGGTAGCCCATCGTCCCGATGTCGGCGTTGGCGTCCGCCACGTCGGTTTCGAGGTCGATGATGCTGGCGAAGGTCGGCACGGCGCCGTTGGTGCCGAGCGCCACGTCACCGATTGAGTCGGTCCCCAGGATGCCGGTGGGCTGGTTGTTCGAGCCCGTCCCGTTGATCGCGCCCAGCTCGATCCCGATCGCGGTGATCTGCGCGAGGTCATTGGCGATCAGCGCGTCCACGTCGATCACCGCCTGCGCCAGCAGCTTGCGCGTGTAGGCGGTCGTGCTCTGCCCTTCCTTCGGGGCGAGCGACACGGACCCGAGCGTCATGTCCGAATCGGACAAGTCCGTGCCCGGGTCTTCGGCGACCCACGAGAACGTCCCCGCCGCCGTCTGCTTCGGGAAGCTGACGTCGCCCTGGAGCCCCGTGAGGATCGTCGCGCCGAGCCGGGCGAGCGCGAGGCGATTGCGAAGCAGGTCGATGAAGTCGCCCGGCTCCGTGAACTTCAGCGTCTGGCCGGCCGTGGCGCTCGACGTCTTGAGCTGCCCGACCGGGTGCTCCATGCCGTCCACGATCCGCATGCGGGTCGGGATCAGCAGGCCGCCCTTCGGCTTGTAGCTGTCCGGCAGGTTCTTGCGGAGCTCCTGGTGGACCTCCCGCTCGAAGCCGGCCTGACTCCAGTCGTCGTCGGCCAGCGCCATGATGGCGCGCGACAGCGAGTACCGCTTCGCTTCTTTCCCGGTCATGTCGATCGCCGGGTTGGCGAAGGCGTCGAGCCCCTCGCGCTTGCGCCGGAGCAGATCCTGGCCGACGTCGGCCACGGACTTCCCGGACGCGATGTACTCCTGGGCCATCTCGGCCGGCGCACCGTGCGCGGCGCACAGCCCGAGGATGTTCTCGGCGCGGTCCACCGCACCCTCGTCGCGGGTCACGGCGACGGTCGTGACGGCCCCGTCCTGGGCCGCCTTGTCCTTGTCGGACATGGTATGCTCCTTGGCCTCTGGGGCCGCTGGGTTCGGGGGGGGGTCGTCCTGCACTGTGGGCGCGTCCCCGTCCGCGTCCGCAGGGGTATCGTTGGTGTTCATCGTGTCCGGGAGAAAAGCGGCACGGAGGACGGAAGCCTGCGCCGCCGAAACGGTGACGGTCGTGTCCAACGTGACGGCCCCGGCGGTCACGGTAGCGGCGATGGGGGGCAGGTTCTCGGCCCGGGCGCCCATGGGCTCGCGACGCATGGCGGGCACGCCCAGCTCGACGAGGATCTCGTCGAGCGTGCCGACGCGATCCGCGAGGCCGGCGGCGACGGCGGGTTCCGCATTCAGGACGCGGCCTTCTCCGTAGCCGTCGTAAACTGCCTCCGGCGTGGTCGAGCGGTTGCGCGCCGCGGCGCCCAGGAACATCCCGCCGTAGTAGTCGACGGTCGCCTGCTTGTGGGCGCGCTCCTCGTCCGTCATCGGCTGGTGCGGGTCGCCCTCGCCCTTGTGCTTGCCGAACTTGATGAGCGTCGACTTCACGCCGAGCATCTTGTCCATGCCCGAGACGTCGAGGCGCATCATGTAGACGCCGATCGAGCCGGTGAGTGAGCCGGGCGTGACCACGACCTCGTCCGCCGAACTGGCGATGGCGTAGGCCGCCGACGCCATGAGGTCGTTGGACACGGCCGTCATGGGCTTGCGCCCGCGCTGGGCGTGGATCCACTCCGACAACTCGAAGACGCCTTCGACGCTCCCGCCCGGGGAATCCACATCGAAGACGACGTGCCCGACGTCCGGGTCGTTCAGTGCGACCTCGATCGTCTCCCGGAGCTTCTCGACGGACGTGCCGCCGCTGAACTCCGACAGCATACTGGTGCGCTTGGAGATCACACCGTGCACCGGGATCAGGGCCACGCCCGTCGGCGGACTCACTGTGCGGCGCGCGGGCCGCATGAGCTGAGCGCGGATCTCGTCGTCGCTCAGGTGGCCTTCGAGGCGCAGCTCGAGGAATGCCTCGATCTCCGAAAGCTTCTCCTCGGTCATGGCCCACGGCTGCGTCACGCACGCGGCCAGGACGCGACGGAGCTTCGTGCCGCTTACCGGCTCGCCCCGGGCCGCCAGGCTCGCCTCGATCCGCTGAACAGTCAGGTCTTCCATCGGACTTACTCCTCGTTGAGCGGTGCGCGGGGGGCCGTGCTGATCGACGGCACAAGCGCGGTGAGGTCCATGTAGCGGGCGATGCGGCTTCCGTTGGCGTCGTCTCCGTTCCCGTTTCCGTTCTGGCTCGGCTCGGGTGCGGGTGCGGGTGCGGGCCGGCTGGCGGCGCCGCTGATGTCGATGCCGTAGCGCCGCGCCATCGCGTTCTCACGGGCGCGCTCGGCGAAGACCTCTTCGAGGTCGCGACCCTGAGCGGCGGCGATGCGCGTGAGGCTGGTGAGCCCGCGGTCTACCTGGGCCAGATCGGACTCGGTCTGTTCGCGCGGCTGCACGTAATCCCAGCCGCGAGGAAGCCATGCGTGCTGGCGCCAGCGGGCGAAGTTCCGGGCGGGAAGCGCGAGGGCTCCGGCCGTCACCGCGTGCGTGAACCAGTCGAGATACAGCGGGCGCAGGAAGTGGTCGACCATGTCCTGCTGGAGCCACTTGTACGCATCTTGCTCCTGCTTCAATCCGGTGCGCGAGGACGTGAAGTTGACGTCCGACAGGTCGCCCGAGAGGCTCGCATAGGAGGCGTCCATGCCCATGGAGATCCCGCGCAGGATCGACTTTTCGAAGTCCGAGAAGGCGTCGTTCGGGTGCTTCGGATCGTAGGCCGTGAACGACACGCCCTCGGGTAGGAGGTCGAAACGGCCCGGCTCGGATTCGCTGGCGAGCGTCTCCTCCTCGCCATCTTCTGCGTCGTCGGATCCGTCACGGTACGCGGTCGGATCCTCTTCGAGCGCGGCCGACTGGGTGTAGAAGCCGCCCTTGTGGGACGCGAGCTTCGAGGCGATCAGCTCCGACTCTTCGTAGTCACCGAGCCACTTCATGCGGATCATGGCCGGGGCGAGCCACGGCACGCCGCGCGTCTGGCCGGGGCGCTCCATGACGTAGTGGTGCCAGAGATCCTTTGCGGGGATCCGCTCACGCTTGCCGGTGCGGCCACCGTCGGACGGATGCTTCGGCAGCATGTGGTAGGCGACGGCCCGACCCCAGTGGTCGATCTCGACGCCCATGCGGACTTCGTTCTCGCTGCCCGTCGCCTCGTGGTTGTAGTCGAGGTCGAGCAGGTCGGGATCGATCAGGCGGAGCGCGTATCCCCAGCGGTTCGCCCATCCGCGCATCGGCTGGATGATGACCTCGCCGTCGCGGGCCATGCCCTCCATGTACGCGGCGCACACGCCCCGAAGCCCGAGCCGGCCGTCCACGGTGCAGTTGGCGGGGAGGGACCACTCCCGCCACTCCGCCTCGATCATGTCGTTGATTGTGGTGTCGAAGTCGCCGTTCGCCTTCTTCACCCGGGCTTGCATCATGACGCCGTGCGGGCCGACGACGTTGTTGCGGAGCAGGCGCAGGTAACGCTTCGCGTAGGGGTCGTTGCGGCAGAGTTCCCGGGAGCGGCCGACGAGCGAGCGGTGATCCCATCGGATCTCCTTGTCGGCGCTCCGGACCCAGCTCCGCACCCAGTCGGTCGTGAGGCGCGTGGCCTGCGCACCCGAGTAGGCGTTGGCCTCGACCCGGTGCCGTTCGATGACGGCGAGGAACGGGTTACGCATCGGGGCCTCGCTTGAGCTCTGGCTTGGGACGTGTCAGCGCGTAGAGGCCGTCCGTTGCCAGGCCGACCAGCATCCGCCAGCCGCCGGCGGAGAGCAGGAGTAGGCCTATGGAGAGCGGCCACACCTGGGGCACGGTGAGCGAGGCGACGGCGAACGTGACGAGGCACCAGCCCACGAGGAACGCGAGGCCTGTGAGGACTTCGGCCAGCGGAAAGCCGCGCAGTGTGAAGCGGCTCGGGCTCGCGGTGCCCGGGATGGGCGGAGCCTTACGGGGCACGGAACCGAGTCTCCACCTGGCGGATGAGCTTGCCGCCCTGCATCTGGCGCCTGACGAGCGCGCGGTACTGACCGCGGAGCTTCATCAGGTCCGGCATGGGGATGCGGGTGACCGCGCGCCCCCGGATCGTGAACTGCTCCATGTCAGCCGTCAGGCGCCCTTCGATGGCCGCGTCCAGGACCGCGAGCGTGCTCTGCTCATGGGTCCGGTACGTCGTGGCCGCAGCGAAGTCGGGCAGGATGCGGACAGTCCCGCGGGCTCGCTCATGGCGGTTGCCGGACTCGTCCTCCACGAAGCGCGCCCAGTGGTAGAGCCCGGCCGTCACGACGGTGTCGGCGGCGACCTCACGGATCTCGTAGTAGTCGCCATCGGCCGAGGTCGCGGCCGTGAGGTCGAGCGCGTCAGCTACGGTCCCGTTGCGCAGCGCGTAGGAGAGCGTCCACCCATCGGAGGGCGGGTAGTCGCCGTCCGTGATATCCCATGACCAGTTGGTGCCCGATACGGCCTGGGTGGGTTCTGCCGTGGGGATGCTGACCGTCAAGCCTGCCGCGTGCCCTCTGGTGGCGCTCGGGCAAGCAAAGAGGCGACCCCGATCCGCCACCGATCAAGGTGGATTCGGAAAGGGTCGCCTCTGGAACTGGGACCTCGTATGACCCCGGTGGGGCTCGTGCGCCTACGCAGTCGGTGGTGTTCCGGCTGTCCCCACGGTACCGCATCTGGACGAAAGGGTCAAGGTTCAACCATTCAAGTTTCGGTGGGGCCTGTCGGCGACCGTGCCTTCCAGCAACCCGAGCATGATGCTAGCCGGATCGGACGCGGCGTCGTGCGCCTGGCGCTTGCTCATGGCAGACCACGCCCATACGTGCCGGTCAGGGCGCGGGTCCTTCGATATGGCACATATCCCGTACAGGCCCAGGTACTGGCTCCCAAACCACGTCACGTCCCAGCCCGGAACATCGAAAGGGGCGCCGCACTCCCGCCAGTCGGGGGCCTCGGGAAGGTTGTCGGGCAACGCGAATTGTGGAATCACCTCGCCGCGCTGGACATCGGGTCGGTCGGTGTTCATGGCTTCCGCCTCCAGTCTGTACCCGTGCGCCGTCCGCAGGCTTGAAGGGTTGGTGGCTCGGCCAGGAAGACGAACGGTCCACGTACCTCCGGGCAAAAGCGTTCTGCGGCCTCCAGTGCGACCTGTAGCCGTTCCTCTGGCGGACGGTCACCCGTGGCGTGCAACGCACCAAGTGCGGTCTGAGCACCGCAACCAACTGCGGTAAACCCGTCGGCGGTTATCGCGACCTGGTAGTCGCTGCTGACCTCGTAGACGCGGCCGCGATAGCCGATGAGGAACGTGCCGCCGGTCTCCGTCTCGTTTTCCTTTGTCGCAAACCCTCCGGCCTTCAGGCATTCGCGCACGGCGTCCACGAGGATGGTGGCCATGTACTCGTGCCCCGACATCCCGGCCGGATGTTCGGGCGGGTGCAGGCTGTAGCGCAGGAGCTGGCCCATCCGAAACGACGAGGTGAAACCCATCACAAACGGACCACGCCGAAAGACTTTTTCGTCTGCTCGCGTCCTGATCGTCTCGCCGTCGGATCCGGCACTGTCGCCGCCCATTATGACGCCATCCGGTCCGGATTCAATGCCAACGATGCAAGTCACGTTAGCCCTTCCTGTCTCCTGTCAGGCCTCCCCGTCCGGCGCCCGCTGCCCGTCCGGTGCTTCGCCCTGCGCGGCTCGTCGGCCCTGCGGTCGTGGCCGCTCCGGCGCTCGGGGAACGTCTCCCCCCACCGTCTCGCCCATTCGTCCGGTGCGACCTGCGCCGGGCGACGCGTGCTACCCTTGCTCATCGGGCCCTCCCGCGTTGGTAAAGCGCGGCAGAATCCGGCACGTTTCTCCATCCGGGGTGGTTGAAGTCGCGAACCAGAACAGCGTGGTCCACGCCGACGCCTGCGGCAACTCCACGGAGGATCATGTCCCCATAGGCGCCGAAGGGGTCGGTTGCGCGGGTGGCCGTAGCGACGCGGACCCCACATAGCGCAGCCATGGGTGTGACCACCGTGATGGCGAAAAAGGCCCGGCGGTTCATTGGTGACCCCGACTCCGTAGCCTTTCGATCTCGTCCGCTGCACGCTGCGCCACGCAGGTATCGTTGCCCACGGTCGCATACGGTCCGTCACTGGGCCACATGGCCCGGATTAGCTCCACGACGTCGCCGTGCTGGTAGTCGAGGCGGCGCCGCGCTTCCGGGATCGGCCCGTCGTAGGCGTCCACTTCGGTGGAGCCACCCTGAAAGGCGAGCAGAGTGTCCACCGCGCCGCCGTCGGGGTCGGCTGACGTCCGGTCGCTGATCTTGCGGTACGTCCAGCGCCCAAGCCGCGACACGGCCGGGCTGAGTAGGTCGAATACCTCCAACGCCAACAGCACGATTACGAACAGCCTCCAGTCGTCACCACTCATAGCGTTCCACCTCCGGAATGTTGGCCCCCTGCTCATGGAGCCACGGAATCACGCGGTCCACGACGCAGCGAGGGCACAGGTCGAGCGTGACGTGCCGCACCTCGCCCGTGTCGAAGCACGAGCGCGACCACCTGGCCGAAAGAGCGCCGTCGGAATTCACGAGGTCGCTGAGGCCGTCCCCGTTGGGCAGATTCTCCTGTCGGTCCGGCTCTGGCCACGGCGTGTTGTCGTCCTTCACGGCCCCGCACAGGTCGCACGTCGTGGAGACGAGATCCTCTTGCACTACGGTCTTTTTGCGGTGGGTCTTCATGCTGCCCCCTGGTAAGCACTCGCCTTGATCGTGTACTCGTGGCCGCATTTGCAGATCACGGTATCACACAACGCCTCGGGGTCCACGTCCCGGTAGAGGTCCACCCGCCACGCCGCCACCCGCCTGGCCTCTCGCTTGTGACAACGTGGGCATTCGGACTCCAGCCGCACCAGCCCGTCGTTCGTCGTGCGTGGTCGGTCGCTCACAGAACGCCTCCACTGCGTGGTGCCATCCTGAGCTTCTTTCTTCGTGGCCGGGCCACCGCAGCCTGACCCTTCGCCGCTTCGGTGACGAGTTGCGGCAGACGCTCGCTGATCTGGGGAACCGTGTGCAGCGCGGCCATGTTGCCGATCCACAAGTCCAGAGCTTCGTTGGCCGCGCCCGCCTTGATCTTCCGGTACGTCCGGTGCACGCCACCACCCGAGCGGGACCAGTGCGCCTCTTCGGAGACGAGCTGCGCGAAGTAGTCGGCGTCGAACCCGCTCGCGACCACGATGCCGTCGGACGCCGCGACCTCCGGCGGCTTCACGAAGTGCATGCAACCGGGACCGGGACGCTGGATTTGGAGCCGGCGGAAATACACGTCCTTGAGGCGGTCCACGGCCACTTTCCACGGGCGCACCCCGCGTCGGTTCGGCTTCTTCAGCCGACGCAGCGAATAGTCCCGGTGCCCGCCGACGCCATCGAACGCGTAGACCCCGGCCAGCTCCTTGCCGCGCACGAAGTCATGGACCCGGGGCGTCAGGTATCCCTCGTCGATGCCGAGCACCGACAGGTACATCGTGCCGCCCGACGCCGTTTTCCACGGGCGATTGCGAAGGGCTTCGAGCGTGGACCACACGCCCGCGTCCTGCTCCGGGTCGCCGTAGATGCGCCAGTGCGCCAGCGCCCACGCCTGCTCGCGGACGCCCCATCCGACCACCTGCATCTCGAGCCGGTTGCCCTGGACGTCCACCATGCCGGTCAGGATTCCGACGCCCTCCGGCACCTCGGCGGGGTAGGATGCGAGCCGGGCATGCAGCGAGGTCGGGTCGATGTCGGAGTGTCGGTCCTCCCAGGGCTCGGCGAGCACGAGGTTGAAGAATGCGCGCAGTGCGTCCGGGTCATTCTTGACGTTCAGGAATTCGGCGACAAGCCGCCCCCACTCCGAACCGGGTAGCGTGATCGTGATGCCGTTGAACCAGAGGCCTACGGTGCGCGTCCCGGGCAGGAGCACGGGATCGAGATCATCGCCTGGCTGGTACACGCTCGTGGTGTCCGTGCCGGGCTTCAGTGGCTTCTCGACGAGGTAGACGCCAGCCGCCTCCATCGCGGGCTTGGCGGACTCTTCGATCACGCAGCCGTTTGCGGCGCACACGTAGTACGCGGTGCGCGGCCGGTGGACAGTGCCCGCCCGCCTGATCTCCCCGGGCTGAAGCCGGTAGTCCTCGCCGACTTCCTCCTGCTCCCACCTGATCCCGAAAGGTGTGTCGGGCCCGCCCCATCGGAGGACCTGCATCGCGCCGCAGTGCGGGCAGGGAACGTGCAGTCGGCCGCGCCGCTCCATGCCGCCGTAGAGCGAGTGGATACGCCGGAGGACGTAGGTGGGTGTCGAAATCCAGACGAGCTTCCGGTCGGGCACGCGGTCGGTGCGCCGGCGGATGAGCGTGACCTGGTCGCCCTCGTTCTTCGCGCCGGAGCCCGCCGTGTCATCCCACCCGTCCACGTCGTCGGACAGCACAGTCCCGATCGTCACCATGCGGAAGCCGCGCCCCGAGTTCGATCCGACGATGCCGATCGAGCCGCCCGCGTAGCTATTGTGCGTCCGAATCATGCTGCGGCCAGCGAGATACAAGTGGCTCGGGCTATCCACTGTGATGCACCTCACCGGCACGGAAGGCACCCGGCCCACCGCCACAATCCGGCGGCGATCTGCGCGACCACTCCACTGGCGCGGCGATTCCAGTTGGCGCGCGCTCTTGCGAGTGAGCCGAAAGATCGAGAGTCCGGGCCGCACTGCAAACGAGAGCCGCACAACGTCGCGGCAGCGCACGCGCCTCCCGTCCTCTTTGCGATAGTACCCATGGCGCGTCGAGCGCCTGGGGGTCAGGCCGAGTGAGACAAGCAACTCCTCGATTCCGTCAGCGAGACACGGGAGGACGGTATCAATCGACGCCTGACGGCCATCTTTCCCGATGTGGCCATCGGTGTCCATTAGGCCCTGCAGTAAAGCGAGCCGCTGATCGGCGGACGCCCTGAGATAGATCGGCGGGATGCGCTTCCGGCTGTTGCCGTCCCCTGATTTGCTCAACAACGACAGAGACGCGAGTCCGTCCGATACCGTCCCTGGCACGCGCCCGTATTGCCCCGATCGATTGCGGCGGACGCTGCGCGGGTCCATGACGAGTAACACAGTGCCCGCGCGTGCGCGCCTGCACTCCACAGTCACACCGCATTCGCGTAGAAGCCCGCTAAACTCCTCGCTGTCGTGCGCCCCGATCGTGATCGCGGGACGGTGAGATAGTCCGTCGCCCAGCCACACGCCGAGTACGTATGGGTCGACCGGCGGGCTTGTCTCGTCGAGACGGAGCGGGGCGGTCGATCGGACGGAGTACTTGAATCGCTGAGACAACCTCACACCCTTAGCGATCTCGTGCGTCTTACGTATCCCTGCGACGCGGCACTGCTTACCGTCGACCACCTTCCACCACTCCACCGACCAGCTATGGCCCGCATCTGCGACGATGCTCGAGCCGTCGGAGAAAGTGACCCGGTAGCACTCCTGTTTGTCCATCACCTCGGTGACGTGGGTGACCGAGCACGGGTTGCCCAGTTCATCGAAGACGCGGTCGCCTATCGTGATAGCGCCCATCGTCGTCCAGCCCGTAGGCGTTGCCAACTGTGTGTCGAGCGCGAGCGCCTTTTCCAGGATCGTGTTCGACTTCTTGCGCGAGCCGTCTTCGAGTCGGCCCTGAAGTTCCGGCGTGTCGTCCACCATCGGCTGGAGCTTCTTCTTGCTCCACTTCTCGGCCTCGTCCACTGAGGGGATCACGGCCAGGATATGGCGCGGATCCAGGTGCATGTGGTAGCCGATGATGTTGAGTAGCGCGCCCTCGGTCGCCCCCGACTGCGACGGCTTTATGACGGTGATTTCCTCGACGCCCGGATCCGAGTATGCCTCCAGGATCGTGCGAACGTGGGGCGTCAGCGACGAGTCGTAGAGCGATCCGTCGGGCCAGCGGCGGTACCGCTCCGCCCACTGGAGCACGGTCATGCGCTCGATGGCCGCAAGGATTCTGCGGGCACGTGCGACCGCGCCGGTCCACCAGGCGGTGGAGCCGTGGACGGTGAAGGCGGGGGCATTCACGCCGCTTCCTCCGTCGCGTCCGCCCGCTCGACCGCCAGTCGCTCGATCGCGTCCAGTAGTCCGGCGCGGACCTCCTCGGTGATCTCCTCCACGATGTCCATCGCCTCGCCCGGAGCGATCCCGAGCCGCCGGGCGAGCGCCGGCCCCCGCCGCCGTTTCGCGCTCCGCAGTGTCGCGTCCATGGCGAGGAGCACGGCGTCCAGGTTGTCGAGCGACTCCTCGACCTTCACCAGCGTGCCGCGGAGTAACTCGTTCTCCATCGCCGCCTTGTCGGCCTTCTCCCGGGTGAGCCGGATCTGCTCGTCACGGAGCGCATCGCCGCCGGAGCCGCCTTCGGAATTTCCGTGACCGCCGCGGCCCGCCGCTTTGTAGCGCTCGTAGTCCTCGCGGATCGTCGGCCACGGATAGGAGCGGTCGGGGTTGCGCGAGATCGAGCCGCGCCGCTCGAGCACGTACAGCCACGTCTCCGAGATCCCGAGCCGCCGCGCCGCGTCGGCCCGCGTGAGCGCCTCGAATCCCGCCGCCCCCGAGGGCTGCTCGGCTTTCGTCGGCTTCAGTGGCCTTCTGCCTGGCTTCGGTCCGGTTTTCCGTGGCATCGTCAGAATAATTTCAAGTTTGAAAAGTTGAATGGCTACAGAAATTCAACGCTAGCGCGATACCCGTTGGCCAACCGTGTCAGAAGGACCCGCGTCGATGTGACACACGCCGTTATGGCAGGTCACACCGCCACCCCGCGATCCCGGAATCGCCTGCCCGACTTGACCATCACCCGCACCCACGGATGGCGAGGGATCCGCCCGCACAGTGCACACGCCTCCCAGCGCCGCCCGGTGCCCGCGGTATACACCCTACCGCTCGGCAGTGGTCTGCGGCAGTGACGGTCTCCGGTCGGGTGGCGGTCGTGGACTTCAGGGACGGGTTGGCGTTCAGGGAGGTGCATGCGTTGGGTGGTCATCGGTTGCCTCCGTTGGGTTCGGCCATGAACCGTCGATCCACACCGGGCACGGCGACGTAGCGGTACACCAGGTCCCCCAGGCGGCTGGCCACCCGGTCCCATAGCTCCACGTCCCGGTAGCGGCCCGCGAGGTCCGCCGGGGTGCCGTTGGCCGTGATGACGGTCGCGGCGCCTTCCCTCTCGTCCAGCACGGTAGAAAGCACACGCAGGGCGTCGTCCGTGCCCTTCTCGCGGCCGAGATCATCGAAGACCAGGAGGTGGGGCCTACGCGCCACGCTCTCGATCAGCGCGTCCGTGGTCCCCGTCCCGTAGGAGTCCTGCACCCTGGCCACGAAGCGGTCGACGGGCACGTAGACCATAGGCAGGCCGGGCTTCCGCTCGTGCACCGCCCGCATAATGGCGACGGCCAGATGGCTTTTGCCCGTGCCCTTCGTCTCGTGGAGCAGGTACAGTCCCCGTACCCGGTCGTGCTTGCCGGCTACCACGGTCTCGGCCACGAATAGGCGGGCGGCGTCCAGTGCCTTCGAAGCGTAGGTCGCGTCGAAATTATCGAGCGTCGCGTGGCCGTGCTTCCTGGTGTTCACCCCGAGCGCGTACAGCCAGTCGAGCACCTCGTCGCCCTGGGGTGCCTCGGCCGGCGGGGCGCTCCGCTCGTCGTGCACCCGGTCCAGGCACGCCTGGCAGGTCACGCGAGGTAGCGGGTTCGCGCGGCCGTTGACGAAAAGCCGCTGGATCGTGACGTCGGATCCGCAACCGTGTGAGCAGGAGACCGCCTCAGGCTTCACGTCGACACGCGGCTTCGGGTACTTCTTCGGCTCTGGCATGTCAGCCCTCCACGTGGACTTTGCGGGACGATGGGGTGCGCTTGGCTGGCCGTGCGGGCCCATCGGCACCGATGGCTTTCTTCGCGTCGCTGTCCACACCAAGAGCCGAGGCCACCAGGTAGCGCACCGTCGAGCGGAGGTTCCCGAAGTCGCCGGGCTTCCTACGGAAGTGGTCCCCGACTTCGCTGCATGCGAGAAGCTCGCCGAACGCGGCCCCCATGATCTTCGCTCTGCCCTCGTGCAACGCCTGGCCGGTCCTGTCCCGCCACATCCACTCGTCGCCGCCTTCGAGGGCAGTCACGACGCGCCACGCATACCCGGGCTGGTGCTCGATCGCCACCCTGGCCGCAAGGTAGTCGTGCATCATCGTGCGGCACCCGTGGAGCAGGTCGGAGCGTTCGTCGAGTGCCCGTTCCGCGTCGGGGTGGAGTTCGCTCCCCGCCTCGCGCGCGCGCGCCCGCCCGGGGGTAGAGGCTGCTGCTGAGGATGAGGTAGAGGAGGAGGGAGCGCTCAGGTCCCCCCTGGGTGGGGGGTAGAATGGATCTCCGGTCCCCCCTGGGTGGGGGGTAGAACTCTCCCCCCCCCTCAAGGGTGGGGAAACATCTATCTCAGGTCCCCCCTGGGCGGGGGGGTAAACTTTCCCTGATCCCCCTTGGGAGGGGGGTAGAAAAGAGTAGATCGGCGAGCCGCGACCCCCGGGACTGCGCTGAGCCCACCCGTGGAGGACGAGTTCCTGGACGTACCCTGCGATACTGTCGTCCTTGGCCATGCCGTCGCGCGGGCCCCTCCCAAGTAGGATGCGAAGCTCGTCGTGGGCGATCTCGTGGTCTCCGTCGCCGTGGCTGGCGACATGGAGGCCGATCAGGCGCGCCTCCCGGGACAGTCGGGTGTCGTGCATCAGGCGGAGCTCGTCCGATGTCATGGGTGCGCGTCGTCCTCTCGGGAGGTTGTGGGGGTAGGGGTGATAGCCTCTCTTTGTGTACCGACGTTCAAGGCGCTCCAGAGGCGCGTGGCCAGCTCCTCACGCTCTCTGGGCGGCACGCAGGGTACCTTGGCCAGCTCGAAGAACTGCTCCTCAGTGTCAGTCGGGACGGGCAGTCCGGAGTCCAGGCACCAAGCAGAGCCCGCGTCGTGGCGAACCCGGCTGACCTCCCGCATGCGCATCACGCAGTAGTGCCCGAGCTCAGCGGGGCCTGTGCGGATGGCGAGCTGAGAGCCCCACGCGGAAGGCGCGTGCACCAGATAAACGTCCAGCTTGAGCCCGGGGTGGCCCAGCAGGTCCGAGACCTGCATCATCCGCTCGCCGCCCTTGACCCACGTCCCCATCTGGTGCATGGCGGCCCGGACGGGCTCGATCACGGGCGTGGTGCCCCCGAACAGGTCCTCGTGCATGACGGGCTCGGCCAGGAACTCGATGTCGCCGACCGTCTCCTTCCGCCGCCTGACGCTGCCCACGCACTTCAGGCGGGCCATGACGGGAGTAAGGCGACGGGACACCTCCTGGGCGAGCTCCAGGGCCTCCTGGAGGGGCATGCGTAGGCCGATACTCATGACTTCTCCTCTCTCCCGGGGCCGTGCCCCGTGGTGTCGGTACGCCCCTCACTGGCCCCCTCCGCTGGGGCGCTGGTCGTGGACGGCCCGTCCTGCTGCGGAGCACCGGGCTTCTCGGGGGGGTTATTCGATTCTTCGACGATCCGAATACGGGCCACCAGCTCCGCGTGCGTCGGGGCCCGGTTGGCGGCCTCGGAGTCGAACAGCGTGCCCTGGTCTACTCTGTCGCGTTGGCACCACGCATCCCAAGCCACGGTCACGCCTCCGGTCCCCGGGAAGATGTCCGCGAAATCGTCGGTTGGGTCCGCGCCGAGTAACCCGAATATCCAGTAGCAGAACGACGCAGGCTTTGCGCCCGCCAACCCGCGCTTTAGGGTAATGTTGGCGACGTGGTGGTCGCGCACCGTGTCCACGTCCTTGCTCGCCTTCCTGGCAGTCCTGTAGATGACCGGCTCCCATGTGTATGCCGGGTCCACGCCAGGCTTGAATGAGGCGAACGGCTTGACCCACACCGCGACGCGAACCCCCGGAGGAGCTGCGGGCAGGAGCACGCGAAGCGACGGCTCGTGCAGCGACAGCGCCCAGGCGTCGTACTGCCCGTCCAAGTGGAACATGAGGTCTACGTGGGCGCCGGGATCGTCGTAGGTCGGGTCGCCATACAGCTTGGCGGCACACCCGAGATAGGGCGGATCTGCGTAGGCGAACCTCACGACCGCCCCTCTCTGGAGTACCGGGGGATGGTCATGGGGTGCGCTCCTTGGCTGACATGATGCGTTGGCCGATCCACTAGACGACCGACGCAGTAACCCCATTGCCCGCCATCCTGTAGCGTGGGCCGTCCGCCATGTTCACGCGCTTGCCGCCCTCGCCGATGCCCCATGCCGTGTGTCCGTCGGGCCAGTCCTGGAGGCGTTCGCATTCGGTGGGGGTGAGGCGGCGTGGGATGGTAGAGCCCACCGCAGGGTTGCTCGTCTCGCTGGCCTGAAGCGCGTCCGTCGTCGCGCTGTCCACGCGCATCGTCTGGCTGGCGCTCTTGTTCCACCCAAACGCCACCGGGTACGCCCCACAGGTGTCTAGGTCGCCGTGTCCAAACCTGTCGCCGCCCGTGCGGTTAGCGCCCGCGCCAATGCAGCCGGCAACTTCTTCCCCCGCCTCTCGGCTCGGCGCAGGATGCCCATACAAGCCCTCGGAGAGAGCAAGTATTTCGGCAGCACGTTCTGCTCTAAAATCTGCGACAATGAACACACGTCGCCTTCTTTGGGCCACGCCGAAGAATTGGCTGTCCATGACTCGCCACGCGATGTCCACCGCCCCGAGGTTTGCCAGTTCAGCGAGAACGACAGCAAAATCGTTTCCGCCGTTTGACGAGAGCAATCCCGGGACGTTTTCGAAAAGAGCGAAGGCTGGACCGACTCCGGCATCTTGAAGCTCCTTGATGATCCGCATAGCCTCGAAAAACAGCGACGACCGCTTGCCCTCGATGAGTCCCGCACGACGGCCAGCCACCGACAGATCTTGACATGGCCAGCCGCCGCAGATCAGGTCCACGGGCGCGAGGTTGTGCGCTCCGACATCATGCACGTCCTCGTAGTGGGGGACATCCGGCCAATGCCTCCGTAGCACCGCCCGACATTGCGGGTCGATCTCCACGCTCCACGCGGGCGTCATACCACACCGGGAGAGCCCAAGGTCAAAGCCACCCACGCCGGCGAATAAACTACCGAAGCGAATCACACGAACCTGCCCGAATGGTCCCGCTCTCGCGTGTGCGAGTCCGCCATCCTATGAAGACGCGAATGTGCGCCCCTATCCATCAACTCTAGGTTGTCGCGGTGGTTATTGAGCCGATTGCCGTCCTTGTGATGTACGACCTCGCCAGACCGCAACCTTCTGCCGATTGCCAATTCCACGATTCGGCGGGCCACCCGCTTGCCGCACGCCTTGCACTTCGCCCACCGTTTCGAGGTCGCCCGCGTGCCGTGGCCGCAGTCGGGGCAGATGCCGCCCGATCCGACCATGAGCGCGTAGACGAAAGCGAGGCCGTCACGGTGGGCGAGAAGGTGGTCAGCCATGCTCCATCTCCCCGATCCGCAGCGCAGACATCGCACTCATGACCACACCCCGGAATCGTCCCGGGCCTCACGTTGGTCAGGCGTCCATGTGTCAGGCCGTCCGTCTGCGTGCTCGTAGGCCCAAGCGCGGAGGTACGCCGCCATGTTCCGGAACCAGGCCCTGCGGGAGCTGAGGTCCAGCCCCATGCTTTCGTACTTCGTTGGGGGCTCCCCCGCGTACTTTGAAGCCGGGTCCCGGACGGCGGCGAGACTCATGTACTCCCGGACCTCCCCGCTGGCGATCACGCGTGGCAGGTAGAGCCACCAGGGCTCCAGGGCGACGGCGAGTTTATCGGCCGCGCAGAGCCTGGATGGTTGGGCTTGGTTCGCTTTCGCATAGAAGCGGGAGTGCAATAGGGCGAGCTGGCCCCACGGCCCGAGCAGGAAGTCGTAGTCGCCATTCCAGTCCGGGAAGAAACACCGCCAGGCTCGGGGTCGGTCACCAGCCACGCTCTGGGGATGATGAGTCGGGTCCCGATCAAAGAGGTTGGTCATCGCCCGGGCACCCCACTCCGGGTGCCGCTCTCCCTCCGGCCCGTCCATGTTCGGCCTTCCCCAGTAGCCCATGTCGTGGACGAAGAACGCCAGCCAAAGCCGCGGATCCCACGGGAAGCCGTAGAGCTTCCACCAGGCCACAAAGACGAAGAAGGGGTGCAACCAGAACGCGTGAGCGCCATACAGGACAGACTTGGTGCCGACGTTCATCCCTCCCCTCCCGTGGGCTCGGGGGCGCCGTGGGGCACCGTGAAGTGCGCCTCGACCCGCTCGAGGATGTCGAACAGTGACTCTCCGTTCTCGAACGCCTCGTCCGCCTCTGTGGGGACGCCGCACCACGCGCCGATGTCGCCGTCCTCGGTGTACCCGATGTAGATGCCACCGGCGAGCGCATCCGCCACGCGGTCGTCGTCTTCCTCCGACTCGCGCTTCCCCATCGCTGCGGCTGCGGCCATCGTGGCGACAAAGGCGCCGCCGACCCACCCTGCGGAGACCAGGCCGAGCACGATCAGGGCGTACACGGCGGGGCTCATGCGACCGTCCCCCTGCGCGCCCGGGCGCCCGGCTTCTGGGGCTCCGGCTTTTTGGCCTTCTTCTTCGGCCTGCCCGCGACCGCCATCACGCCGAACACCTCCGCAATGAACTCGAAGGGCACGTCCGGGTGGAACAGGTCGCTCATGCTGTTCACGAAGACGCGCCGCGGCTTCCGCCACCGAAGCGGTTTGTCCAACGCCTCGTGGACCAGCGTCACCTTCCCGGTCCACTGCGGGCCCTTGCCCTTCACGACGTGCGTCAGCCCCTCGTAGGGCTGGCCCGGGCCAGAGAAGCGGTGGCCCTGCTTCATGGCGTAGCAGTGCTCGCATCCTTTGCTGACCTTGGAGCAGCCGCGGACGGGGTTCCACGTTTCGTCCGTCCATTGGATGGTGCTCATGACGCCCCCGCCGGGGTGCGCCGGCGCCGCTTCTTGGATGGGACGCGCGACGGCCGCAGGTACACCCGCCAGTAGAGCTCGCGAGAGACCGAGTCACCGATGCGCGACAGGACCTCGCGGTCCTCTGGCGTCATGAGGTCGGCCTCGGGATGGTCCTCCAGTTTCGACGAAAGGAGGACCACCCCGGGCTCCACCAGCTGCAGGGCGGGGCGGGGGAGGTCAGGCATCGGAGGCCTCCAAGTGCGCCACCGTGGTGGTCGGGCAGCCTTCCAGCTCTGCCCGTCGTCTCTCCGCCGACGCCTCTTCCTTCGCTGCGTAGTAGGCGTCCTCCACCTCCCCGATCCGCACCGTCACGGGGAAATCCTCACCCAGATCAGGCAGACGAGCAAAGCACGAATGCGGGACCATGAGCGACACGGCTGACTCCTCGTCCTCATCCGTGCGGCCCGACAGGTACACGGCGCCGTGCGCGATGCCGTAGACGCGGGCCGTGAAGGCGAGGGAGGCGGGGCACTGGACGATTCGCTGGATAGCCCCTGTCGTGTTCGGGGCCGCTTCGGGGCTCAATCGGGCAGTGAGGCCACCACCGGAACGGTGCATTTCCGCCCGTGTCTGCTGGCTTTTCCGGGTACTATTGGAATGTGTGGGGCTGAACAACACATTTACCTCCAAACGCTGAGAACGTGGCGTAATTGCTGGATTCACGAATCGGCCTACTGGATAATTCACCGTACACCCCCCGCGATTTCGTCCACCAAGTCCACCACCGCGTCCAGGTCCTGGGGTAGGAGGTGGGCGTAGACCTTGGCGATCATCTCAGGGGTGTCGCCGGCGAGCTTCGCCACCTTCTGGATCTGGACGTCGCGCTGGACGAGCCACGAGCAGAACGTGTGGCGCAGGGAGTGGAAGGTGAGCGAGTCGCCGTCTCGACCGTAGGCAATGCCCGCAGCCTCGAACGCGCCCCGGGTCCAGAGGGCCAGCGTGCTGGACGACATGGGCCGGTCCCGGTCGGGGGTGCGGACGAAGTACCGCTCTCCGGCGTACCCTGCCTCCACGTGGGCCTCAAGAATCCGCGCCAGCTCCGACCCGATCCGAAGGGCGCGCTCTCCCCGCTTCCGGTTCTTCGGATGCCAGGCGTGCTCCCCGTCCCTGCTCTGGATGTGGAGCACGCGGCGAGCGAGGTCCACGTCCACGTCGGCGCGGAGGTGGCGCACCTCGGACAGCCGGAGCCCCGCCAGGCACCCCAGGGCGAGCGGCGCGGCCACAGCCAATCCCTCCACGGTGCGGAGCAGGGAGCGCCACTCCTCGGGCCGCAGGTACGCGAAGCGCGTCTGGTGGACGTCGGGCGTGTCCACGCCGCGCCACGGGTTGTCCTCCATGCGGGGTTTCGTGCCCGACTGCTTGGCGAGGTCCTGCTCGTATTCGATGGCATGCCTCCACGCTCGGCCCGCCATGGCCACAACCTGGGCCTGCTTTCTGGGGCTCCACGGCGTCGGGTGGGTCGCGCCGCGTCGGGGCCTGGGGCGATGCAGGAAGGTCCGCGCCTGCTCCCGGGTGAGTGTCGCCGGATCGAAGTCGTCCCCGAACTCACGCAGGAGCTGGCGACGGAGCACGCGGTACTGCTTCGCGGTGCCCTCGGCCTTGGTCGCTTCCACGATCTGGAGCACACGGTCCAGGAGCGCCCGAAGCGTGACGGCCTCCACCGACCGGCGCAGCGACTCCACGTCGCTTTCCCGGGCGGCGCGCTCGACGTCCGAGAAGTGAATATCCCCCTTCCGCAGCCGCTCGATGGCCCCGAACTCTCCCTGGTCCATGAGCATCCGGACGAGGGCCTCCCGCTTCCGGCGCACCGGCTTGGACGTGGTGCGAGCCGACAGCGAGAGCCTACCGCCCTTCAGGCGTTTGTCGCGGACCTCGATGCGCAGGGAGGGCGTCACGCGACTTGCCTGGCTTTGAGGAACGCCTCGAAGCTCTCCCGACTGACCCGGTACTCCGGCCGCGCCTCGGTCGTCTGGGCGATGTTCACGGCATCCAGGGCGCCGGAGCGGATGAGGCTCACGACGTGCTCCCGGGAACAGTCCAGCGCCTCGGCCACGACCGCGGGCCGGAGGCCGGAATAAAGGGCCTGCTCCTGTTCCTTGGTCCTCACGCCACCCCCCCTTTGCTCTTCCGTCCCTCTCTCCCATCCCCCATGAACGGCCCGACCAGGTCGGCGACCAAGAGGTGCACGACGTCGGCAGACACGGCTCCCTTGAACTCGACGAGCCACGTATCGGCGCCCTCGTGGAGGGCCGTGAGCCGCCCCCTGGGGGTCTCCAGGACGATGCGGTCGCGGTCCTCATCGTCGGCGATGGGGTCCGTGGGGTCCACTTGGTGCCCACTTGGTGCCCGTTCCGAGGTCGGCGCGGGGTCCTCATTCGCCGGGACCTCGGGCGCGGAAGGGGTCGTTGCGGAATTGCGCAATTCCGCAGAACCGTTCTGCGGCGCGATGGCATCGGCGACGGCGCCGAAGGCGTCATTCAGGGCCCCGCGGAAGAGCACTCCCGCAGCCATGCCGACGAGGAAACCGATGGCGAGGTCGATGGGGCTCATGGGGTCTCCCTGGTGGTTCGGGCGTCGCCCAACAGGACGAGCCAGCCGATGATGCCCAGGCAGGCGACGCCCGCCCGGTCGTTGAACAAGGCCGCGATACCTGCTGTCAGGACGATCCATGCCAGGGCGTGTCTCACGATTCCACCAGCGCGGCCATGATGCCCACGGCGTACTGCTCACAACCCGGCGTGCGGACGCAGCCAGAGTACCAGTTGAGGGCATCACGCAGCGCACGGTCCAGCGCGATTCCGATCTTCTCGCGGAAGATGTCCGTGCCGTAGCACACGTTGACGTCCACGTCCGTCAGGTCAGCACCGCCGCAAGCATCGCGGTGCGGTCCCCCGAGTGCATGGAACGGCATCACCTGCGTAATACCGACAGCTCCGGCGAAGCTCGTTGTGTCTCGTTTAAGCCACGGATTCTCCTTCTTGACCACCTCGGCGATGAGCCTGGGGCTGAGGTGGCGCCGTTCCGTCTCCCGCACGAGAGCCCACGCGACCCGACGCGCCATCACGGCCTCGCGCACCCGCCCGGTCGCCAGCAGTGCGGACTCGATCGGGTAGACGTCGCGGAAGTACCGTGTAGTTACCTCGTCCATGCTCTGGGAGAGGATGGCGGCCTGACGCTCCATCCGGTCGAGGCGGGAGAGCAGCTCGGCGTCGGATGGCTCGGCGGCCGTGGTCGCGGGACGCTGGTGCCCGGCGATGATCACGACGGCCAGCATGGCCAGGAGGACGCGGGTCTTCATCGGGCGCTCCCGGACAGCTGGGGGCGGTCGCTCGCCGCCCCCAGCATGATGTCCGGAGTCGCTTCGTACTTCGTCGATTCGATCAGGTCCTGGTCGTCGGCGTAGCAGCCGAGACGCGCAACGCGATCGGTCCTGCGGTCCCGCGTGCGTGCGGCATCTTCAGGACGTTGTAACCCCCGGACGGATGCGGACTCGGTCGCGTGGCGTAGACGTCGGAAGCGGCGTGTGCATTCATATTCAGCGCGCCGACGTCGGTCACCTTGCTCTCGAAGGCCAGCGTCGTACTGGGCATTGCAGGCGCCTCGATGGCCCTGCTGATCGCGATATCGAAGTTGGTGGCCACGAAGACCACGATGCCCGACTGTACCACCGAGGTATGGGCGACGAGCGCCACCACCTCCTGCTGGCCCGTGTCCAGCTGCGTGCCCCGGTCCACCGGCGTGAGAGCCAGCAGCAGGCACGCGACGAGTGCGAAGCCCCAGAAGCGCTTCATCCCGTCCTCCTTTGGTGAGGGTGAGTGTCCCGGTTTCCCCGCCGGGCCGGGATGTGTGAGCCGGAGCGAGGTTGCCGGAAGATCCGGCGCGTCCACCCCTGAACGTTCCCGCCTCTCGTGTAGAGAGACTCGATCCCTCGCTCCGGCGATTCTGGCGGTGGGTGTTCATGCGCCCCCCATCTCCGTCTGGAGCCGCGCGACGACTTCCGCCTCGTCGATGCCTCCCACCCTCCGGCCGGTCTCGACGATCGCGAACCCCCGGCTGATGAGGGACTCGCCGACCTCGCGCCGCTCCGTGGACGTCACGGCCAGGTAGTAGCCGTAGGGGTCCCGCATCGAGGACCCCACCGCGATACCGTGGACGTAGATCAGTTGGTGGATGATCCGCTGGAGGCGTCGGGTCGAATCCATTCGCACCACCGCGGCGAGGTCGTCCGCCTTGACGGCGTTGCTCGCCCCTGAATGGCGCCGCAGCTCCGCATGCACCACGAGCTGCTCGTCGGTCCACGGCGGCGGCTCGGCCTCACCGAAGCGGCGAGGCGCGGGCTCGGGCGCGGCGAACAGCGGCAGGGTGGAGAGCGGGGCGTGTAAGCTCATGCCGCCACCGATGCGCCCACCAGGGACGAGATTTCTTTTTCGCCCACAACGGTGCAGCGGTCAAGGCGTCTCGCGAGTGTGGAGCGATGAACCCCAAGGCGGCGTGCGGCGTCGGCGACAGTTATACGCTCGTCGCTCTCGCCGTCAGATCTGGGCATCGGATACCCCCATCGTTCCAATGAGCCCACTGATATCTTTTTCTCCGACTACTCGACATTTCTTGAGCCGGAATTTCCCGTCGGTCGCGGTCGGGATCGCGGCGATGTCGTTGGCCGTGAACTCCACGACCAGCACGCGCCATCCGGGTTGGTACTCGCGCAGGCACCAATCGAGCGTCGCGACGTTGATGCCCGCCCCGCATTGCGTCAGTACGTCCGTGTCCGCGCCCGCCACCTCGTACCGCTCGCCCACCGTGTAGGTGAGTTTGCCCGTGCTCTGGATCGGTGACCGCCCATCTGCGTCCACCATCTTGTAGGCGCGGATCGGGCCGGGCTGATCCAAGAGCATGAGCAGCGGCGTGCAGCGCGAGGCGTCTATGCCCTTGGCTCCCTGGAGGTCCGCTCCCCGGAGGTCCGCTCCCTGGAGGTCCGCTCCCCGGAGGTCCGCTCCCTGGAGGTCCGCTCCCCGGAGGTACGCTCCCCGGAGGTCCGCTCCCCGGAGGTCCGCTCCCCGGAGGTACGCTCCCCGGAGGTACGCTCCCCGGAGGTCCGCTCCCCGGAGGTACGCTCCCACGTCGCGGGCCGCAACTACCGCTTCGCGCAGCGTGGTCGCCTCCACAGCGTGGTACAGCACGGCCCGCGTGTAGCGGTGTATGATATCGTAGCTCATGGCTCGCTCCTGTCGTGGATCACCGGCACTTGGGCCTCCCGGAGCGCCTCGAACATGATCCCCTCAGCGTCGATGAGGGCCCGGCTGAAAGCGGACACCGCTTTGGTCACGGCGCGGTGGTCGGGCTTGCCGTGGATCTCTGGAGCGCGTTTTGCCGCGTGGTACTGGTCGATGGCCAGCCGATAGCGGACGAACGCATTCTTCACGCGACCGAGGGCGTCCGTCACTACCTGGCGACGGAGCTTGTCGGCGTCCTGATCGGGGTAGGCGAAGTCGCCGCTTCCTTGGACGTGCGCGGAGAGGGTCATGCGACCGCCTCCATCATGCCGCCAAACGGGGCGCGGGGCTCGACGCCCATGGCCAGGATGCGCTCCCGGGCGGCGAGCAGGTCGGTAACGAACACGTCCACGGCGGCCGACAGGTCAGCGATGTACGCTTCGTCCCGGTGGATGCGGGTCAGGACGTGGGGCATGGCCGGATTGTACGCCAGCACGTCCCACCACTCGCGCTCGGAGATCCAGAGATTGCCCTGGACCTGGGTCATCGTCGCCGCGTCCTCGCCGAGCATGCACGAGACATGGTGCTTGGCCCCGTAGCACTTGATCTCCAGGCCGCCATCGTCGCCCACGAGCCCGTCAGGCGATCCTCCCACCATGCCGTCGTCGCGGAGAATGAACCCGACCTGGCGGACCTCGCTGTCCGTCTGAAGTTCGTAGAACGCGCGGGCCTCGGTCTCCATCTCCGTGCCGCGCTCCGTCCACTCGGTCGTTCCCCAGTCGAGCGGCTGACCGAGGATCCATTCCGCGAGCAACTCGTCACGGTAACCCCGAGCCGACTTCGACGGCTTGCGGGTCGCGGGCGTCAGGATGGCGTCGAACCGGGAGGCGGTCGGGATGCCGAGCCGCGCGGCGAGCCACTCCGGGGTTCCTTGTTCCATGTCGAGGATGATCATGCACGGCTCCTCTTGCGTTCGAGCGCGGTGACCGCGCGCGAGTAGTCGGAGGCAGGGATGTCGGACAGCGCCCCGACGCCCATGTACTTGAGGAACTTCGGGAGGTCGGCCTTCACCTCGTCGGCCAGCGCGTAGAGGTCGGCGATCTGGCCCTCCGTGATCTTCTCGGCGGACTTCGGGTCGGCCCCGTCCACGTCGTCGTCCGTGACCGTGAGGCCGAGCACCTGCACGAGCGACTGCCGGCTGGCGTAAGTCAGCGCGGCGGCCGTCGCCTGCGCCCCGCTCATCTCGGCTCGGGTGTCGGTCGGGCAGGCGAACGTGGCGCGGTCCTCGGCGCCTTCGACGTGACGCAGGATGCACGTGCAGGCGAGCGACTTGCCGTCGGTCGTCGAGTCCCACGTGTACGACAGGCCGTGCCGGTGCAGGAGCGGGCGGATCGCGCGGGCGATCTCATCCAGCGACGCGAACGTGTAGGAGTAGGAGCCGCCCGCCTTCGTGGCGATCCGGGCCGTTCGGCCCTTCTTGATGCTCGGGCATTCGGCCTGGAATCCCGCCACCGCCTCGCTCATCGCCTGGCGGGCGTTCCTGTCGCTCACCCGCTCCTGTAGCGCCACGAGCCGCTCCAGCACGTCTACCGATACCTTCTGCTCGATGGCGAGGCGCACGAGGCCGCTCATCTCGGCCTCTTGGACCTGCGCGGGCGCCGTCTCGGGCCGCGTTGCGATGCTTGTTCCGTGTTCGCTCATTTCGTATCTTCTCCTCGTTGGTTTCTGATCTGGCGCTCGCCGATGCGGATGGCTCCCGCGGCGAGCGCCTTTCGTTTGTCAGGCGGTCCCGTCAGGTCTTCACGGTCACCTTGAGGCGGGCGTGGATCTCGTTGAGGGATTGCACCACGGCGGCCTTCAGCCCACCCACCATCGAGTCGTTCGCCGTCTTCAGGGCGTTCTCCATCGCAGACTCGATCGAAAACCGAAGGTGCTCGTCGATCATGAAGGCGATGCGCGTCGTACCGTTCTTCCGGTACACGTTGTCGTAGTCCCGGTGGCTGCGGTCCCTACCCCTGGAGTCCACGGGCTCCTTGATCCATGCGGCGGCACGTTCCGTCATGTACTCCACGAACGTGATCGCCTCGCCCTTTTCCTCGCCCCATTCGTTCGTGCGCTGGAGGGAGATCTTCTCGATCTCACCACGTAGGATCGGTTCCAGCGCGCCCTGAGCGGCGGCGTTCAGCGCGCCGTCCACCGTTTCCTGGACTCTGGTCCTGACGAGAGTCCGCACGATGCCGTCAACCTCGGTCGTGTTCAGGATCTCCTCCACGAGCTTGGTCGATGCGGCGTCGATGATGAGCCGCCGAAGCTCGGCGTCGGATGTGTCGATGACTGCCATGGGTCGTGCTCCTCTGGGTGGTGTTGTTTCAGGCGGTGGGCTTCGGCTCCATCTCCGCTTCTTCTAGCCCGGCCATCATTTGCTCGGAGCATGATCTGCAAATGCCGTGCGACAGGCGGGCCCCGTTCTCAATCAAGAGTCCGTCGAGAAACGACGCGGGGGCGTCACACCATGAGCACGCGGACGCCAGGGCTTCCCCGTCTGGCACGTGAGCGTAGGAGACGCGATTGGCGACTCTGCTAATCTTGCCGTTGTCTGTCAGCCCAACGGCAGCGGCCACGTCGATCACCCTGACGCCGCGCGCCCGTAGATACCGAATCGCCCTGACCTGGTCGTCGGAAAAAAGGGACTTGACCAGGCCGATACGCATGGCGTGGACGTAGTTCTCCGTGGGCGTGACCCACTCCAGATTGTCCGGGTGGTTGTTGAGCTTGTCCCCGTCCTTGTGGTTCACGTGGTGGCGTGGGGTCGGGGGCGGGCCGTACCACGCCTCCGCGACAATGCGGTGGACCCTGGTGCTCCCCCACCGCGCGTAGCCCCCCGAGTCGATGGAGGCGCTACGACCAATCGGGGTGGTATGCCGAATGGGCACGCCCGCGTCGTTCAGCCTCTTCCGCACGTAGGTCCGCGACCTGCCTGTCATCCTGGCTAGTTCTTCGATGCCGCAGCACTTCCTGTAATGCGTCACGATGATGTCGGCCGCGGTGGACTCGGTGATGCCATTCAAGAAGGCGTGGCTCACGTGGACACCCTCACTGTCCATCCGATACCGGGCCGGTAGTGGCCGGTGGCGAAGACAACGGTCTTGGCCGGGACCTCGGTGATCTCGCCGGCCTTGCCGATCCAGCGCAGGGCCTTCATGCGGGCACCCTGCGCGCGAGAAGGCGGCGCGAGGCTTCCTCGAGCGCCGCGTGTTGCGACCCGATGGCGTCGGTCACGGACCACCGGGCGCGCTCCTGGTGGCCGTTCGTGGCGTCCGTGACATCGACCCACCCGGACATCCCGTCTGAGTAGGAGTCGGTGAAGTCGAAGTCGTCCGTCCAGTCCCAGCGCCTCATGCCGTCCTCCGTCGCCGGTACAGCGCGTGCAGGTTCTTGCCGCGCTCCGCCAGTTCGCGCTCGACAAGCGAGAGGCGCTTGGCGATGGGCCGGTAGCGGTCGAGGGCGTCGGCATGCTCAAGCGGGCCGATGAGCGCAGCCAGGTCCTCCGCGCCGTCCCGCGCCGACTCGACGTCCAACAGCACAAAGCCGTCTGCGGTCAAGCGCTCGTCGCTGGCCTTGGCGATGCACTCCAGTTCGTAGGCATCCTCCATCGCTTGCAGGAGCGCCAGGGGATCGGTGGCCGATCCGTTGATGAGCCGGACGCAGACGTCCAGCACGGCCCGGTTGTGGCGGTCGGTCACTTCGTGGCCGATGGTGCTCTCGGCCTTGCCCAGCGCGGCGCCGACGGCCCGAAGCGTCCCGGCGTGACGGATGGCCTCGTGGGCCAGGCGTGAGGCGTGGCGTTCGATGCGGAGCTTCCGCAGGCGTGTGCGTTCCATGGGTCAGCCCTCCCCGGTGGCCTTGGAGATGGCGGCTTCGAGCACACGGCACGAGTCCGTCAACTGGCCGTGCAGGCGCCACTCCATGGCCGCGTGCTTGGCGGCCTCCAGCAGGTCCGGCGCGGCTTCGATCAGGCGGGCCAGAGGTTCCTTGGGGTCGAGGTGCCGGAGTCGGCCATCGTCGCCCCGCGTTCTCATCTCTCCTGCAAGCACAACCGGACGGTGCCCATGGTCGGCCACCAAGGTGTGCCCCATCCATCTCCACGGTCCCAGCGTATGCTCGTTCATGGCGTTGGCCTCCGATCTGGGTGGCGCAAACTCCGGGCGGATCCTTGCTGGCCTCCGTTGGCTCCCCGGTACAGGGTCCTGCATGCGACACATCTCGCTCATCATCGTCAGACTGCCGGGGAGGCGACGCGCCGGTCGTTGGCGAACGTCGGTCTGCTGCTGCCGGCTGTTCCCGACGCGGCACCTCCCCTGCTGTCTTCCACCGGCACCACCGGCACGGGCCACACGAAAGGGTCGGCGCCCAGCAGGCGCCCGGATCCGGCGCAGGAGCCGCAGGGACGACCGCGTTTCGAGCCTCGGCCGTCGCACCCCCGGCAGTAGTGGGTGTCTTCCACGCCCACGACCGTCAGGCCGTCGAGGGTGCGGAAGACCACCAGCTTCTGCGAGGGGGCCACCAGGCTATGCGACATGGGTCCCCCGTTCCGCCCGGCACCGCTCGGCCTCGATCAGGGTGGCCATCCGGTCGCACAGAGCCGCCCACGTCTCAGGGCTCGGGGTCTTCACTCCGGCATGGCTGGCAACGCTGTCCCGCCAGGCCGCGTTCATGGCCCGGAGCCGGTCCGGCAGGTCCGGGTCGCGCTGTTCCGCATCCGTCAGGTGGAGCCAGAGGTAATCCGAAAGACGGGTCACTTTCTTGGCGCGGGCAAACTGCTCATGAGGGCTATGCGACATGGGTCCTCCGGGCGTATTCCGTCATGAGCGCACTGCACAGGTCCCGGGTGTCCCGGATGCGGGCGAGGTCGTCCTGCGTCAGGGCGAGGGCGGCGACGGCCACGTCCTCACGGGTGTACGGCACCACGGGCAGGACGAAGGAGCGGGCCACCATGAGCACGACGTCAGCGGGCGAATCAGATGCGAGGGGCTGGACTCTCGGGCCGTCCTCCGCGTCTGCCTCTGCGGTCGGTACGTCCTGCTCGTCCACGGGGGGGACTTCCGCGATTTCGGGAGCCGTGACCACGGACTCCACCCTCTCATCTGCTCCGCTCCGCTCTTCTCTGGGCTTCGGCTTCGTGGTTGCCTTCTGCTTCCGCTGGCTGATCGGCACGTACTTGTGCGCCGTCTCCCGGATGCGCTCGGCGGTGACCGGCTTGGCCTCGGACGCGGCCTGCTCCCGGGCCTCGGTCAGGACGGTGGCGCGGTGCTCGGGGGGCACGTCCTTGAGGGCGCGGGCCTGGCGCTCGTTTTTCGGTACCATGGTACCGGTTTCGGCCAGCGAGGCCACCACCTCATGGGCGTCGATCAACTGGCGGGCGCGGCGGTCGTTCCATCCCCAACGCTCTCGGCAGTATGCCTCGAATGTGTCGTGGCTGGTGCGGTACAACTGCCGCTCGCGGATGAGGGCGAGCGCGGCGCCGACCTCCACGAAGGTGGTCATGCCCCGCTCGATGATGCCCTCCATGTCCGTGAGGGCCAGCGATTCGGCCTCGGTGAGGGGGGCGGGCCGGGGGGCTGCGGGGGTGGTCATATCAGGCCACCCTCGCCTTCGCCCACTCGTCCACTTCGGCGATGTCGAACCGGATGATGTTTCCGATCCTGCGGTGCGGCGGGGCGTCTTCGAGATTGAGCCACCGGCGAACCGTGCGCTCCGAGACGCCGAAGTGCTGGGCGACGTCCTCCACCGTGGCGTCCGGTTTCGGGGCGATTACGTGTCCGTTGCTGTCCATTCGTGGCACCCGTAGGTTGGTGGCGTGTCTTGCTACGGATCACAATGGCACGGACTGTCCGTGTCTGTCAAGGACTTTCTATGACATTTCGTGACGCCACAGACGAGGAGATCGCCACGGAGGTCCTCAAGCGTTTGCGCGCCAAGGGCTTACGTTCGGTGCGCCAGATGGAGAAGGCGTGCCCCGCCAACCGGACGACGCTGGCGGCGTGGCGGAATGGGCGCTACGGGATGAAGGGGCCGACCCGGGAGGCGTGCATCGAGTGGTTGGGCGAGGCGCCCGTCGCGGCCGCACCCCTCACCGAATCAGACGAAAAGCGCATCGCCGCCAAGTGGATGGAGAGGACGGCTGAGCGTCTGAGGGCGGAGGCTACCGAATCAACCGCAACCGGGGACATGGGTGCTGTCCCGATGAAGAAGGGCCGAGCCATGACACGTCGGCCCGGCAGACGGAAACGCGGGTCGGGTGAGCCCTGATGGCCGCCAGCTCGTCGGGCGTGAGAATCCGAACCAGGATCACGTCCCCGTTGTCGTCCGTGCCGATGATGTCACCGGGCCGCAGGTCGGTCCCCGGGATGGGCAGCGTAATGCGGGCGTCTGGCATGCTGGATCCGTCCTTTCTCTGGTGGGTTGAGGCAGGACCGGGGACATTGAAACGGGAGGAACGGATGCGGGATAGCTGGATGGGACGATGGACCCGACACCGGTGACCGTGGTGCGCGTGGACATGACCTTCGGGGCGGTCCTCGCGCTGGTCTGGAAGGTCGCGCTGGCCTCGGCCGTGATCTGGATTGGCGTCGCGGCTCTTGTGGCGCTGGCGTACTACGTGGGGTACGTGCTGGGCAGGTAGGGGCGCTTTGGAGGTTCCGGGTGGTCGAATCCCTACCCCGGCACGACCGCCTGCACGACAGCCGTCCCGACTCCGATCCCGCCGACGATCTGCCAGAGCCGGGCCGACCGCGTAAGTCCTTATCCCGCAACGCAATATAGTTGTTGACTCTCCGGTCCTGTAGTGCTATACTATATGTACGGCGGACGATGGAGCCGCCGGGCCAGAGCGGACGGCCGACCACCCAGCCCGCACCGCACACCTCATGGAGGGTTGACCATGGACAGCACCAAGCACACGCCGGAGCCGTGGGGATGGAACATGCACGATATGGACGGACGGACGAAATGGTACATCCGCGAGCACCCGTGGCACCATGCCGGGCCAGTGGCCCAAGGCGGGCGGGCGATTTGCAAGGTGTCCGCCGTGGTCGGAAACACTGCCGCAAGGGCCAACGCCTCCCGCATCGTGGCGTGCGTCAACGCGTGCGCCGGTATCGAGGACCCCGCTTCCGAGCTGGCCCGGCTCCGCAGGGTGGAGGCGGCGGCGCGGGCGGCGGCCGACTGAAGCCCCATGACCCCCCGCGAATACCGCACCCTCGTCGCCCGACTCGGTGGCCCGAGCGCAGCAGCCCGCGCGCTCGGTGTCCACCGGGTGACGGTGCACGGACGTATGCGGGGCTCGGTGCGCTACCCCATCGACACGGAAGCGGAGCTCGCTATCCGGAGGCTGGTGGAGGAGCGGGTCAGCGCACCGCGCCAATAGCCAACACGGCCACCGCGCCCCCGATGACCAGACGGCTATTCCGCTCGGCTTTCACCGCTCGCCTCTCAGCCATCCCGAGCCGGTCCATCGCCTCGAGGAGCGTAGCGTTCGAAGCCTCGTGGGCCTCGTGTTCTCCCAGTCGCGCAATCTCCTCCAGCGTGGCCCGCCGCTCCCAGAGCGCAGCCCGGTCCCGCAGGCTCGCTTTCTCGTCCGCTTCCGCCACGGCCAGCGCAGAGTCAGCCGCCATGTGCTCATCCCAGGAGGCCGTAGATGCCCCCAGGCTGTCCAGGAGCGCGCGGACCGTGGCTCCGGTGGACTGAGCCGTGCGCGTCTCTTGAGCGGCACGCTGGATCGCTTCACGCTCGCGTTCGGCGGATGCGGCGAGCGCCCGGGGCATCGTGTCCCTCATCACGTCCAACTCCGCAATCGCCGAATCCGCCCGATGCTCTGCCTCGACCCGCGCCGAATCGAGCCGGGCCAGCGCGCCGGATGCGTCGGGCACCCGGGGCGTGAGCGCCCATGACAGGACGATCCAGGCGACGGCACCGGCCAGGAGGGTGAGGGCGGTCTTCAAGGCCTTACCTGCCAGTGTGGAAGATCTCGTTTCTTGCCCGGCCAGTCGCCGCCCCATTCCACATGGATACCGAGATGCAGCGCCGTCGCCTGGACGAAGCCAGCAAGCCGGTAGAACCGGCTCTCGTCGTCCCAATCAATCGGCCACGGTGCCACGTCCACGGCCAGGCCCCGGCCCGCCGTATCAGTGCGTTGGTGATTCGACAGGTGGGTGACGCCGTCTGCGTAGGTGACGATCCGGCCTTTCGCCGTGCGGCCCTGAGCGTAGAGGGCCTGCTGGCGTTCGGTGGTGCGACGACCCTCCAGGATCGTCACGTCGAAGTCCTTGATGACCTCGGTGAACAGCCGCTGTAGGTCCGGGTGTGCCGTCGCCAGTTCGCGTTTCGACCGCTCGCCAAATTCGGGCATCTATTTGTCCTCCATCGTGTACGTGGACTCGGACTGGGTGCGCGTGGTGCGCCGTGAGAGCAGTCCGCCGATCTGCGGGAATAGATACTGGAACGAGCGCGGCCCGATCACCCATGCACCGAGGACCATGAAGATCGTCACGTCCAACGAGCCGATAAACACGCTGAGCACGTCGCTGTCCGGCGGGGTGGCGAGGCCGAAAATGATCGCATTGATCCAGAGCCAGTTGAGCGCGATGTGCAGGACGAATAGCAGGCGGCCAATCGAGAACTTGCCCTGCTCATCACTCATCGCCTCGCCGATCTGCCGGGCCAGGCTCCGCTTCGCCCTCACGGCTGCCACCCTTCGAGTCGGATGAACTCGTGGAAGCCGCACCCCTCAGTCGTGCAGACCACCGACGGAGAGACGGTCCCGTCGTCCGCGATTTGGTGACTGCCTTTGAGGTGGCCCATAAGCCCACAGTTCGGGCATCCGATTACCGCAGAGCGGACACCATCCGCATCGACCGTAGGCCGGTACTGAGCCCCCTTTGGCCATGACCCTGACGGCAGGGGGGTAAACGCCCTCATGGCTCCCCCCGGAACCACCGCCACAGATGCCAGCAGCCGAGCGCCAGGGCCACGACGACTACGGCCAGACCGATGGCCGTCAGCATCAGAACCTCCCGGCAAACGTGAGCACGAGCCACCCGATCAGGACTACGATTAGCGCACCGTCCAGGATGCGCGGCACCGGAGGCCGCATTGCGATGACGCGGCCCAGCAGCCACAGGACCACGACGACGGCGGCGACGATCTGTAGGATGCTCATGGTGCACCTCCTCCCTCAGTGGCAGCGAAAAACCGCAGCGTGAATGTGGCGATCCCCAAGAGCAGTCCTATCCCGCCGAAGACCGCACCGATGACACCGAACATCAGCGCGCGGTCGGACGCCTTCTTCGCGATCCCGGCGACGCTCGACGCCTCACCGGACCGTTTGGCGATGTCGATAGTCACGCGCGAGTCAAGGGCCGTGAGCGCCGCCGTGGCCTCCTCCTTGTTCGCCTGATCCACGTCCTTCAGCGCCTGAAGCTGTCGGCTGAGGTCGGCGACCTGGGTCGCCAGCGCGGCGCTCGCCCCGTCCTTGATTGTCTGGATGGCCGCTCGGACGTCGGTCATCTGCTCCTCATACCGGCTGCTGCTCACCGTGGACTGAGCGACCTCTTGAGCCCGTGCGTGGGCGTGGTTCAGGTCGCCCAAGCGCCGCTCGATTTCCGCCGTGCGAATCAGGAGCGCGGCGACGTCCGAGCCTTTCTGCTGGTCCCACAGTTCGCGGACGTGCCCGACCTCGCGCCGGATGTGCTCGATCTCGCGATCAACGAACTTCTGGCTGGCGGCTTCCTCGGCGGTCACGGCTTACGCCTCTCGTCCCTGGATCGCGTCCTCACGCCGCCGCACCTTGTCCAGCATCTGCACCAACAACTCGATGGCCACCCGGACCTCGGGCCGCTCAGCTTCCAGGGCCGCGCGGATCCGGTCCAGGTCGTCCGCGATCGTGGCGAAGCGCGTCTCCCAGCCCATGACGACGCGCTCAAGACGCAGCACCTTTTCCCCCAGCTCGTCGTTCTCCGATTCGGTCGCTTCAAGCCGTGCCTGGAGGTCTGTGTAGAAACGCTCTTGCCCGTCCATGCGGCGCACGGTCACGGCGGCATCGTCGCGCCGAACCTGGGAGCGCTGGCGGATGCGCTCGGATACGTAGGGGGCGAGCACGGCCACGAGCAACGATACCAGGCCGGCGACGACAGCGGGCTCGGCCCACATCAGCGCATCCCCTTCGGTGGATACAGCAGGTAAAGGCGGAGGTAGACCCAGAGCGACGCGACGGCGAGGCCGAAGACGATGGGCACGAGGATGAGGTCGGAAGGCGGCGTGTAGCAGAACGTGGCGAGGACGAAGGTCCAGAGCGAGGCCGACGCCAGAGCGCTCCGGCGGCACATGTGGACGTTGTTTTTCCAGAGCGCCATGCCGCCTCCGATTCCGTGAACCACCAGTAGCCCGCCGAGCGCCACGTCCGGCACCGAGCCGAGTAGCGTGCCGTCCGTGAATCCGTTTGGTCCCGGCCACCAGAGCCACAGTCCCGCCACCAACACCTCGCCCACGAGCGCCACTTCGAGCGCATGCGTGCGCCACTCGGTCAGTGCATGGACGAGCCACACCTTGAGCGCCTCGATCACGGGGCCTCCTCGCCCGGCGCGGGCCGGAGAAACGCGACCTCCTCTTCAAGCCTGCGGATCACGTCCTCGTACCGGAGCACGGCCAGGATGTACTGCACGCGCATCAGCATGAGCAGCAGCACTACGAGCCCGGGAAGCGACGCCTCCGCAATCTGCTCTATGCCCATCCGGGCCTCCGTGATTGCCTCGCGACGTCGAGGACGAAGAAACCAAACGCGACCCACCGGCACGCTTGATACGTGCCCCAGCGGGCCATGAACTCGGGATGGATCGGTGAGCCCGGCGGAACAATCGTCGGGATCATCCACAGGTACGCCACCAGCCCGACGAGGAAGTACGTCCAAAGCGGGAGCCGGAGTGTCTTGGCCTGAAACGCAGCCGCCGCGATCACGACGCCGCCGAACACCGAAATGATCCACTCTGCGGGCGCGGTCGTAACATGGGCCGACACCCACCCGGCCACCGCCATGAACGCGAGCAAGAGCGCCCTGGGGATCAGCCCCGGTTGGAAGGCGCAAAGCACGAGCCCGACCTGGACCGGCACGTAGTAGAACGTGACGTCGAAGCCGCCGCCGAGGAGCTTCATCATGCCGTCCGCGAGGACCGACACCGCGAGCCCGGCCGCGACCCACCAGTAGGCCCCAGTGGGAGCGCGACCCCAACCCGCGAGCGAGGCCGCCCACGCGAGCGATACGACCGCGAGGGGGACGACGCCAGACCAGTGGGCGACCCAGTTCATGGGTCAGGCCACTTCTTCGCCGGGGCAGAACGGCGGGCACGGGTGCGACACGTTGTACCCCTCGTCGCCGCCGTCCAAGGCCTGGACCTCGCCGCCCTTTGTCGCCTTCTGGATCGTGAAGTGAACGTCGGGCTCGCCGTCCTTGCCGAGGCCCGGGTAGGCTCGGATGATGGATCCCGGCCCCGCTTCGAGCGCGGCGCCGAGGAATGCCCGCATGTCTTCCCAGCGCCACCAATAGAACTCGGGCACGATGCGGCTGTTGCTCAGGCGCTCAACGGATGCGGTGCGGCTCATGGTACTCCTCCTACGATTAGGGTTACTTGGTGCGCCGCTTCCGCCCACGCGGGCGCGAGTCGCTCGGATACCCGCCCGGAGGCGGATCAGCATACGGCGTGCGGGGACGGTTCTGCCGCCAGCCGAGGAACCAGACGACGGCGGCCAGTATGACGAGGAGGGCGAGGATGAGGAGCAGGACGGTCATGGGTCAGCGTCTCTTGATGGTGGCTAAAGTCACGTCGCGATCCCGACACTGTAGGCCACTCGTGAGTGGATGACCGCGCCCGTGGCCTGGACCTTGAGGAGCGCGGTCACTTTGCATTTCGTGGTCACCGGAATCGGGTCGGCACCACCAGCGCCAGCGCCGCCGAAATTGATGGCGAGCGCGGTCACGGCGTCGGGCGTGGTTTCGGTGTCTGAATCCGAAAGGCCAATGCTCTCCGGCCACTCTGCGATGATCTCCATGTCGTGCGTACCGTCCACGACGTTCGAGACCGTCCACGTACCCGTCACGTCCACGCCGCCGACCGTGTCGTCAACGGCCATCGCGCTGAGGCTGTCGATCTGCGGATCCGCTCCAGCCAATTCGGTCGGTCGGGTGTACTCGCAGTATTCGACATTCGTGGCTTCCAGCCCGCCGCCGTCCACCGCCGTGTAGCCAAGGATTCCGAAGATGACTTTCTCGCCGGGCTCTGGCACTACGGGGATGTCGTCGTAACCGAAAGACACGTCTTCGGCTGTGAACGTCCGACCGTTGATCGCGTCGCGGGCGCGGATCGCGACCTTGGTTGGCTTCGTCGGGTTCGCACCCACCGCAAAGGCGACCCTCATCGAGACAGTGTCGAAGTCTCCGGACGCCTCGGGCGCCACGTTGAAGTTGGCATCGGCCACTGCATTGGCGACGACATTCGGACGCGTGCCGGAGTCGAGCCCCGGAGTGATGACCGGATCGGTGTAGATGGTATCGCCGGCTACGACGGTCTTGATGCGCGCCTGGGCATACGACAACGGGCGCTCGACGATCCCAAACCGAATCGGAGGAGTCGGGTCCGCGTCGAACACGTAGGTCCCGTCAGCCTCGGGTGTCTGTGACCGGGCCGTCGCCCCACTGAGGTACTCCGCCCATGCGGTCCACTCTTCCGAGCCGGTTTTGTACTGGTACTCCACCGACTCAGCGATGGCGCCCGGGTCGGACATGCGCAGAACGACCGTGGCGTATCCGCCGCCGTAGGTCAGCGTGAGCGTGGGACGGTTGGCTTCGGTCACGTTGTTGACAGAGCCTATGAGTACCGATTCCTCTGCCGTCGGTGGAGACACGGGTTCCGTGCCATCAAAATCGGAGCTGAAAAACAGGCCCAGCTCGAACACATTGCCGCTGACAATCGTGGAGTTGAGGGTATCGAGCGCGGTCTGGTTGAGTTCAAACGTGAAAGCTTCTCCTCCGACCAAGTCGGCCACGGCCACCCTGCCTACGCCGTGCTCTACCGGACCGGTCTTGAGCAACTGGTAGTCTCCCGCGATCAGCGACGTGTAGGCCGTGACGGGTGCGTTCGTGAGGACCAATGACTCGCCATGGTAATCCGGCGTCGTGGACAAACATTTCAGGCTCAGGACCGCAGCCGTCACCTCTGCGTTTTCCGGCAGATTGGCGGCTACGTTGTAGAGGAATACGCCTCGGGCTATGGTGCTCCAACTCGACCCGGCATACTTGAACTTCATCTGCACGTTGACGCCGTTGTAGTCGGCAGCTTCTCCGACTCCGCCGGTTACCTGCGCCCAAGTCCCGAAAGAGCCTCGGTGTACATACCCATCTACTGCCGTGGCATCGGAGTACAACGGTGCTGGCGTTGTGTCTTCGGTCACGGATTCGAGTACCAGGGACGGGATCAGTGACGTGTCGCCATGGAGCGGTCCAGCGAAAGCAGTGTGCGCCGCGCCGGCGGAGGCCGCACCATAATAGGTGACGACATAGCCCTCTCGCGTTTCACTCACGTCTAGGTCTGCTTCGGTAGCCGCGCTATCGAGAGCCGTCACGCCGACCTGGTACGTGACCTGGCCACCACCCGACAGACCTGAATAGGTCTTGGGGCCAGCCGGGGTTGTGATGACGATCCGCACCACGTCGTCGTCATAGGTGCAGATGAGCTTCGGTTGGGCCACGTAGTCGTCGAGCGTAACCACGCCGCCGGGCTGACTGTCGAGGTCGCCCGCCGTGGAAATCCAGCGCACCACGCCGTTGCGATCAGTCAGTTTGCCGTAGTATAGGCGGATGCCGACCTTTGGCAGCGCGAAAGCCGTCAGCGCGGCGTACTCCGTATCCTCGCCGGAGCCCGTCGGACCGATCGTCTCGCCGGATGCAGCGAACGAATGGGAGAGAATCACAGCGCTGATCGGTGTGTTCTCGTAGATGTCGAGCGTGACCGGGTAGTTGATTACCGCGCCCACGGTCTCGGCGTAGAGGTCGAGTGTCTTCGCGCTCTTGTCCACGACCACCCACATCTTGCCGTCCACCGCACCCGTAGGTAGGCCCTTGGCCCGGCGCCGCCACGAGTAGGGATTGCCCGCCGGCTTGCCCCGAGTGAGGATGCGCGTCTCGCCCACCCCGTTGGCGAATGTGTGCCGGATGCCCGAGACGGCGAAGTCCTGATCCGTGTCGTAATGGACGTCGTTGGCGGTGTGCCGGTAGTAGTCGCCCAACTGGACCGGCCAGAAGAAGTCCGTTTCGATCTCGTGGTCGGCGTCCGGGAACGCCGTGTCCGCAGCCGCGGCGTCCACCATCGCCTGGGCCTCGGCCGCGGTGTCGATGGGGGAATCGTCGCCTTCTTCGATCTCCGCCCAGAGCCGGATGTTGAAACGCGCCTGGGAGACCGCGTCTTCCGCCGTCACGGTGGTTCGGTTGCCGGTCCCGGAATCTCGGTAAATAAGCGACCACGCGTTACGCACGTCAATCAGGTCCACGTCAAGCTTCGTGACGTCGAAATAGTCGTCCTCGTCGAAGGTCCACTGCACCGTCGCGGTCGTGCGGTCCGGCTCGTAGAGCTCGAGCTGGAAGGCTCCCGCGCTATCGCTCCAACGGTACTCGATGACGTAGCCAATCAGTTCTGCGAGCGCCTGGAGCGCATCCCACACCGGCTGCTTTTCGGCCAGGTACTCCGGAGAGATCAGGAACGGGGTGGTGAGAATGCCGGAGCCTGCGGCCACCACCAAGGTGAAGGCCGAACCCGCGTGATCGTCGATGATCGACTGCATGACGGTTTCGATCGCGACGCCGGCCTCCGAACCGTAGATGGTGTCCGTCTCCACCCAGCGATCGAAGAGGATCCCCGCCCGGTCGCGGCCCGTTATGACCATCGGATCCTGGGCAGCTTCCCATCGGTCGATGCGCCCGTCGAAGATCAGCTTCTTGTCCCCGGCCCCGGGCGTGGTCCCATGGGCCACTCGCGCCCCGTAGACACGTAGGCCCCTACCGAGGTCGATGTCCGTGTTGCTCAGTGGCGAGAGCGTCGCGCCACCGGTGAGGTCGCGGGCGATCTGGATCGTGGCTTTCGCGATGCGCTCGTTGTTGTCCTGGGTGACCTCTACAGCGTCCTGCCGGTCGAGGCTCAGGTAGTCCGAATAGTCCACCCACGCGTCCACTTCATCCTGGATCTCGACCCAGACATATTGCTTCGAGTGGGCGCCACTCAGAACGGCCTGTTCAGGGGCGGTCGAGGTCCTCACTCTGCATTCTCCAGGAGGTCGAAAGAGAGTCGGACGTGCTCCGTGTTCACGCCACCGACCGCCAGCCGCTCGGTCTCCATCTCTCGAATGTTCTCAACCACCGCGCTGAAGCTGCCGCCCATGTCACCGGTGCAACTGAGCGGCGGCGTGCCCTTGAGCGCCGCGACGATGGTATTCGCCTCTGCACGGGTGATCCACCGGGTCTCGATGCCTTCCCACACCTTCAGGTAGCCGCGCACCCGGGACCGTGGAACCCCGCTGAAGGCTCGGCGCACATTGCCGACCGGCTCCTCTCTGGAGTGAGGGGCCCCGATCCTGACCGGGATCTCGGTGCTGGCGACGGAGAGGTAGGCCATGGAGGATCAGTAGGTGAGGGCAAAGGCGGTCGTGCCGCCGCGGGATGCGCGCCTGCGAGCCTCGCGCTCCATCTCGTCGTAGAATTCACGGGGGTTCTGCACGCCCGTGACGGTGATCGGGCCCGTGACGGTGATGCCTCCGGCCGCGGATCCCGCGGTCGCGGTCGAGTGCGTGCTACGGCCCGCGTCGGTGGCCCGGAACCGAAGCAGATTCGTCTTCACGCCCGCGGGCACGTTGCGGAGCGCGGCGGCGGTCTCTGCGGCTGCGGCCCCAAGTTGGTTCACGCCGTCCGTCGCATCCTGCCACTCCATGCCCTTGATTTCGTCGCGGGCCTTGCCCAGTTCTTTCGCGGAGTCCGTGAAGCCCTGGCCGAGGTCCATCATCTTCTGGCCTGCGTCGATGATCGACTTGCCGGAGATAAAGGGCAGCTTGTCGATGGCCTTGCCGATCGCACGGATCAGCCACCCCATCGCCTTCGCCACACCGCCCGCGATCGTGAAGAACACCTCGCCGACGTAGGTCGCGGCGATGACCAGCATCTTGAAGACGGGGAACAGCGCCTTGAGGATCGGCATGAGCGCGCGGGCCAGCACCTCGATGATCGGTGTCATAGACACGAGGAAGTCGCCGAGCGCCCGCTGCACGGCCTCCAGGATAAGACCCCAGGGGTTGAGCGCGGAAAGCACGTTGCCGACGGCACCGGCCATGCTCTTCAGTTTCGAGCCGACGTCTCCCAAGATCTCGCTGGTACGGCTCGGGGCGGGCCTGCTCCCCCCGAACATCCCGCTCCCACGACCGGCCCGAACGGCAGATCCATCGCCACGCCGGTCGTCTTGGCGGGCAGTCCATGGCCCAAGGTCTGGGGCATCCGGAAGAATTCTAGTGCGGCCCGCCGTAATGTCTGCGGCGGTGCGGCGCTGTGGATGAAGACCAGACGGAATCAGACTGTCCGCGATCCGCTTTCGAGTTTCTGCGGGCAAGAACTCATTAAGTGGGCGCCGCCCAGGAAGGGCCAATCCACCCTTCCCGTCAAGGCCTCTTTCTAAGTCATCGATGCGCTCCTTAAACGCCTCGTCGGATTCACCCGGCCCACCGCCACCCTCGCCCCGCATCGCGGCGGGCAGCTTCGCGTACAGGTCGGGGCGCAGCGAGCGGAGCAGGTCCACGTTGACGTCGGTGGTGCTGACGGCCTCCGCGTGGAACGCGTTCAGTTCCCGGCGCGCGGCCGCGATCTTGCCGGCGAGCAACCCGAACCCGAGCGCCAGGCCCGCGGCCGCGAGGATGCCCAGCGGGCCAGCGAGCCATGCCACGTTCATCGCCACCGTCGCCGCGGTCAGGGCCGTTATCGCGGCGGAGAGAGATACCACGATCTTGCCAAAGAGCACCATCGTCGCCGCGATGGCCACGAGCTTCAGGTCGCGCAGGGTGATGACATCGACGAATGCGCGGATCTTGGGGACCGCGTCGCCCATGGCGTTGATCGCGCTGATGATCCCGCTCGATCCCTTCTTCGAGACCTCGAAGAGGTCGCCCCACTGATTTTTCAGGTACGCGAGCGCGCCGCCGAGTTCCGTGCGCGCGACCTTCGCGGACCCCCCGAATTCCGTCTGAAGCTCTTTCAGGATGACGCTCTGGGCCTCGGCTACCTTGCCGGTGTCCACCAGGCTCTTGATGAGATCACGCTGGTTTTTGGTGAAGCTCACGCCGACACGCTGAAGCGCCGTCACACCCTTGATCGGGTCGTTGAGCGCCTTGCCGACCTGGATCGACGCGCTCTTGAGGTCCACCTCGCCGCCGCCCGCAGCGGCCAACGCTGTGGCCATGTCCAGCACGGCCTCGGTCGCCTGATCGAAGACGCCGCCCTTGATCTGCGTGAATGTGAG